AGGAATTCCAAAATTTCAAGTTTTAAAACATCTTTACCATGTTTTTGTTTTATATTTCTAATTCTTTTACCAGACCCAAGGTAGCCATCATTTAAATTATCACTACTATGCATTCCGATATAAAAATTTTCATTTCTTGTGTCAATCGTTTTATAGATAAAATGATACTTTTTTTCTTTTCTTGCCATATTTTGTACTTTTTCTTATAATATATACAAAATATAAATATAAGTAAAGTACAAAAACGACTTAGTGGGGGATGAAGGATTTGAACCTCCAACGTCTTTCGACATAATTTTCACATAATTATTGCTTTACCTTCGATGTAACTAAATCAATTACTACTGTTGCCAGAGAAAGTCTAACTTAGCGTTTTCTTTTTTTTGCTAATCCCCCATATAATTTAAATCAGAGAAAACGTGGTGAGTGTATTGTTTGTAACAATTTTTCAAGAATTGCGTCTAACCATTTGACTAACTATCCATTTAGGCGGATGGTATTGGATTCGAACCAATATTTACGATGTAACTCAATCACTTACTACTGATTTTTTTTTTAATATTTTTAACAACTATTACAGTTGGCTATTGCTTGATTCTGTAAAACCACTATATCTCTTTTCACACTCCCGTTTAGCCTTGAGCCTTATCAACATTAATAAGGATTTTTTGAGGTCTATAAAGGACTTGAACCTTTATATCTTCCTTCCCTGTTTGATGTTAATATCCACGTAGGGAAAGTGTGCCCGTACACTATAAGACCAATTATTGGATGAGATTACTCCTTTAGTGACCTGTCTTTATAAGGATTATTGTTTCCCTTATTATCCACCATCTTTTGAATGGTATCAAGTCAATGCGGGTTATTTAAGTAAACCACTCTTAAAGTTACTAACTACTCTCAATCTAATCCGTCTCTTCAACCCTGCCGAGCTGACTCACACTTGCGGTGTTAGAAATTTTTCAATTGAATCACTTGATTTTGGCTATTACAAGTGGCAATGGACATCCCATTACTAAGTACGCACCTTTCGTCCGTAACTGGTGAACACTTTCGCTTATATTTATTATTTTTAATTTTTACATTAAACATTGTAAATTTAAGTTTTGGTGTGTAGATGTGTTCAGGTAGTGGTTCACCACTGGCTTCATTATCTTTTGAACAACGAAATACCAAACTACCCGATGTGATATCCCTATCACCATATTTCAAGTCTACTTCAGATATGTAACCTTGGTAAGTTACATATAAGGGTAATAACAGCACCACCTGTACAATACCATACCTTTCGGTTTTAAGCCTACTTTAATATTGAATTCCGCAATGATGTGAAGGGATTAAGTTCACACTTTTTACAACAATTCTATGGATTATTCTTATTGTTCTTCCGAACTCAACCTGACTATCTACTTAGCCATGTCATCCAACCATTTCGCTACGGAGTTACCCTCACTACTTCAGGTCAAATGATATTCCACTTGCCTACTCGAGCTCAATAACCTTTCGATTATCAAACCGCAGACAAGATAACCAACCCTGTCCACTTTATCCTACTTTCGTAGTTTATTTAACGACCATAGGCGGCCGTCTTGAATTTTCCGAGATTCCGAAGAATCGAAGTACTCATTCATAAAATCTTCCAATATTTTAAAGAACGTTGTTGTTTTTTATTTGACTTTACAAAAGTACGATAAATTTTTGTAACTACCAAATTTTTTACAACTTTTTTTTTATTTTTTTTTTTATTCCTTGTAAATTAAGTAAGAGAAAGTCTGACAGAGTGTATTTGTTGCATTTTGTGGGAGTTGAACCCACTACCTAAAAAACCCAATTTTTTGCTCTACCAAATGAGCTAAAAACGCGAAGTAACCCTTATCAATCACTACTTACTTTTTTTTTTCAATATTTTAAAGAACGTTGTTGTTTTAAATTTTGTTGCGGTGACAGGATTCGAACCTGTGTAAACCCTATTCGGGACTTCTTGCTTATGAGACAGATGAGATACCTACTTCTCCACACCGCGATATATCTTTTTCATTTACAAAGATACTATAAATTTTTGTAACTACCAAATTTTTAAGAACTTTTTTTTTTAATAATTTATATATCCCGAAGCCATGTTTAATAATTCTTCCGTTTCTTCATTGTTATCAACAAAAACGTTTTCTTTTAATATTAGTTTAGTTCTTTTGCCATCAGCAAAAATATCATATTTTTTAATATCTTTAACGTCATAATTTTTATCGACATTATTAGAAAAAGTAATGTTTTTATTAGTTCTTAATGATAACATTTTACAAAAACTTTCTATCGTTGGTTTCATATTACAAATATACAATATTTTTTTTAAAATACAAAATATTTTTGTTTTTTTTTAAAAAGAAGATATAATTGTGACGATTACATTTTTCAGTAATACTTTAAATGCGAAGGAATCCCAGCCTCACTTTCCTTACATATCACAATAGCCGACTGGACCTGAACTGTTTCGTCTTCTATTTTCAATATAAAAAATTTAGATGTTACAAAGATACGACAATTTTTTTAAAATACAAAACATTTTACACTTTTTTTTTTAAGAAAATGAAGTTTCCAAGCTCATTATTAGCTTTTGCATATCTGCTTTGTAAAAACCAGCACTATTTGTACATCCACATTCAACAATTTTATAATTTCCATCTACTAAACAGACATCCATTACAAACGTTTCATTAATTTCGAATAAATTTATCATTTTATTTACAAAATCATAAGCGGGTTCATCAACTATATCATCTAAACAATATCTATTACCTAACATATATTGACTAGCGGTAACAATTTGACCTTTTACTATCCAGAATCTTATTTCTTTTTGTATTTTTTTTACTGAAGAAATTTGAATCTTAGTATTTTTGTCTAAAATTGTTGAATGTCCATTAGTCAATTGTTCATATCTAAAATTTTCCCATTGTTCCATGTCAAAAACACGTCCTGTAAAAACTTTAGTATCTAGTGTCGGTCTAGCGAAAAATATTTCCTTATGAAAAAAATTTTCATCTCCAAAATTTATAATTTCTGAATCATAGTTTAAAAGATTATCCTTATAATGTCTACTATATACCTCATAATCATGATTTTCACATAATGTTGATCCTGGATACCATCCGTATTTTTTTGAAATTCTTGACATTTTTACTGCTCCGAAAGGAAATACATCTTTTCTATCAGTCTTAAAATCAAAATCTTCAACAAAAGGAAGTAATGTTACAATTTCATATGATAGATCAAATTTTTCAATAGTCCTTATCAAATTATCGTAATTTTCTTCCTTAAATAATTTTTCCTGTATAATATAATACATAATCTTTTGTTCATTATAATGCATTAACCTCTAATTTGATAATTAATGCACGATTTATCCGTCATTTCCATTGTGTTTTTCTATTGTGTTTCCAAGTTCGAAACATTCTTACTTGGTAGCTCATTAGACGTTTTTTTGAATTTTTAAAACCTTTTCTTAACATAGGATATAAAGAAATACCTTCATCCCAATAAGGATCTAAATAATCAAGATTAGTTATAATGTTGTACTCTTTTCTACAAGTCGTTGTTCTTGCAATTTTTGATTTTTTAAATGGTTTCATAATATTAAGTTATTTAAACCTAATATCCATAAAATGTATTTTTCATATAATCAAATTTATTTTTCTTTATTATGATTTTCGATGAATTTTTGAAAATAATTTTCTTTTCTTAGATCCATAATTTGTTTTATTTGCTTAGGATACATATGTAAATCTTGTTTTAAACGATACCCTTCATCGTTTATTAAAGTATAGAACAGAAATTGATCTTCGGTATATTCATTGTAATGTTTATCATAGTTCAAATTATTTAATAATTTTTCAATAGAAAAATCTTCATTAGGTAAAAAGAAATCATATTTACCTCTTTCAGTTTTAATATTAAATTTATTTACAAAATCTTTTCTTTTATATCTTTTCCATTTCCCGTCAGTCATTCTATTTTTATGCATCCTTTCATTATACCATATATATTTTATCATATTCGGATTTAAATCCCCAATATATAACGCTTGTCTTTCATAATTTTCAAATAACGTTTCGGCTAATTCAGGTCTATCCGATTTGGATATTGCCTCATATGGATTTTCGCCCGCTCTTTGTCTGTTAAGTATCCTTTGTTGTTCTCTTTCATCTAAGTCTTTAAACGATTTAGTGTATTCTCCTTGAACAAAATAACTTCGGCCACCAACCCAAACGGGGGCTTCTAAATCAGATACTTTTGTTGAAAATTCAATAATAACGCCGCCATGCGCAAAATTTTTGGCAACTAAATTGAAGTCTATTGAAACAAATAATCCATAAGGGTTATTACCATATTCAAAACTATATATTCTACTGGCGTTCTCTTTCCCGGATAATCCGTTTTTCAAAATAGTATCTAAATCTTTAAAATAGGCAAATCCGTGAAATACCCTAATTGTTTCAGTATCACTTATTGGTTTTTCGTCTCCATAATTTTTAGTCATATAATTTGGAGGCCTTAAATATCTAACTTCAGATAAAGTTTTTAATTGTTGTTCGGTTATTAATATTTTCATATTAAATAAATATACCTATTTTTTTATGCCATCGTCTTTATCTAACCCTAATTCGATTATAGTAAAATACATATCATCATCGTCGTAAATTTTAATGTTATCTGGGTCTATATTATAATTACAAACATCTGAATCCCATAATGAAGTCATAATTCCATCTTTAAATTCTTCCATATTAGTTATATTTAATAATCCTAAATGACATTGTAATGGATTAGGAAGGTATTTTTTCAATAATTTTTTTCTACATTCTTGAAAAATTACCCATTCTTCATTTGCTTCTTTACCTAATGATCTTTTATTAAACCAGTCTTCATCAGTTTTTTTATATTCAGTTTCATCTTCCGATGACATTGATATTACATTTCTTGTGTCATTCTCGACGCTTATTGATGGAAGATAACGATAAACAATATAGTTACCGACATAATAACCTAATTGCCATTCTGATGTCAATTTGTTTTTTTCTTCAATTCGTTCTTGTTTCATTTCTTCTAACACTTCAGGTGTTAATGATTTGAAAAGTCTGTTTAATTTTTTATCTCCTTTCATTATCTTTTTTTTATAAAAATATTTTTAAGCTCATTTTGTTTCAATTTATAGCTCATATTTGTCAAATTATGAGCCGTAAGTGGGATAGAAAGGATTCGAACCTCCAATGTTTACCCTGTGGGAACAGATTTACAGTCTGTCACGATACCACCATCATCGCGGCTATCCCGAAATATTTATTTTATAACCTGTAAGTGGGCCTAGAGGGATTCGAACCCCCAAGCGATTAAGACTTGATTTACAGTCAAGCGAGCCAACCAGTTGCTCAATAGACCCGTTCCTTTAAAAAGTGATTTCAATATAATTACGATATGTGGTTATCACTTCTTTAATTTTCATTGGTTTTTTTATCCATTGTTTTTTATTTTTGGATACTAATTTCCAATTTGGATATCTAAGAGAATCGCCGGACGAATTTTTTCCGTACCACTTATGATCACAATTATCGCCTTTATGATATTTACAATAACTGCAATCAATTTCTCTTCCTTCTAAATAACGTTTACGAACTCTATTATATTCATAACGATTCGTAGTTTCATCCATAATTTTTTTTGCTTTCATATCTTCTATTATTTGTACTAGAAGATAGATGCCCTTTCATTTGTTTTCATATTATTTTAAAAATTTTATAGCGTTTTCTAAATATTTTATATTATTAGAAAAATGAATTAATCCTTTATAACAACTTCCACAAATATGTTTGTTTTTACCATTAATGTTAACTTCACGTAATATATTTAAATTAAATTCATTTTCACATATTTCACAGATTTTTTTTTCTTTATCAACAATTTTACTTTCATTATGAAATTCGTTATTATTTAATCTTGAATATGCATCCATACATTCTTTGGAACAAAAAATAATTTCACTGGTATTTGATGTGGCAACAGATTTACCGCAATTATTACAATTTCTGTTTGTTTTTTTTCATATTAATATTTGTTGGTTTATTTTATCCTCTATAACTATATTATTAGTATAGATTTAGAGTAATTTTTAAACTTTAGTTCTAAAGGATCTTCGTAAGGTGATATTTTTGGAAATATAATTTTATTCGGATAAAGAGGCGTCATTTTATCATATTCAAAATTTACATCTTCAATGTATTTTTTTATTTCGACTTTAGCCAATCCTTTTCCATAAATGCCTATTTCTTTTGCTGCTTGTGCCGACAGGTCAATGATTCTTCCTCTTACAAATGGGCCTCTATCATTAACGATCACAACAACTTCTTTATTTGTTTTTAAATGTTTAACAACCAATCTTGTACCAAATTTAAGTGTCTTATGGGCACATGTCAATTCGTTTTTATTGTATTTAGATCCACTAGCAGTTTTTCTTCCATGTAAATTATTTGCGTAATATGACGCTATTCCTACGGTCTGACTATATAATAATGTACTAAGAATGATTGATAAAAAAATAATAATTAATTTTGTTTTTTTCATAATAGTTTTAAATTTTTGTACCCACGGACAGATTCGAACTGTCAACATTATGATTCTAAATCATACGCCTCTTCCAATTGGACTACGCGGGTATTATAAAGAGCAGATGATGAGAATCGAACTCACATCAGAAGATTGGAAATCTCCTACACTAACCTTTGTGCTACATCTGCATCGAAAATAAAAAATAATTTGAGCACCCTATTGGATTCGAACCAATGTGACTGGGTTACAAAGCCAGAATAATAACCAACTATATGAAGGATGCGTTGGATGGGGACAGGTTATTTATACCTTTTAGGGACTCCCCAAGACCTATTTTTTTTCATTACGTTTTATTCTTCTTTGTTCTCTACCATTTCCTTTATTTAATGCACCAAACGTTAGAGTTAACGAATGACAATTAGGACAAAGTAATAATAAATTATCAAGTTTATTATTATCAGAATTTCCATCAATATGTTCTAATTGAATTGGTACATTTCCTGTAATTGGATGTTTTTCATTCCATCCACATTTCATACATTTTTCTCCGTTTTTCTCTATTAAGTATCTTTTGTATGCATTAAAATGTAAAGTTTCGTCACCATTTTCAATTTTTTCAAATATTAATTTTGTCTGAAATTTTCCTGAACAAATATTTGAACAAAATTTATATTGATGGCTATTTAATTGTTTATTACAATTTAGACAAAATTTTAATTTTTTAACTCTCATACGATTTTTATTGTTAAATTCTGCAGAACAAGATGATGAACAAAATTTTCGTTTATCTTTTATTTTTGAAATAAAATACTTTCCACAATTTTTACAAATTATTGTTTCATCTGTATTTTTTTTATTTGCATATAACCCATTCCTTTTCAATTTAAGATCAATACTTCTTGTTGTTCTATTCAGTATTAGTGCAATTTCTTCAAATCTTTTTCCTAATTTATGTAATTCAATGGCCTTTTTAGTTTCTTCCGTATTCCACTTCATAATATGTATTTTATATATAAATATCATATTATGAGTAAAAAATCGGTTTTCGATAAAAATTTGAGAGGGTAATCGGAATCGAACCGACTCTATTCCAGCCTGGCAAGCTAGTGCACCACCACTTATGCGTCACCCTCAATTTTGTGAGCCTGGAGGGATTCAAACCCCCAACCTTTTGATCCGTAGTCAAAAATTCTGTTCAATTGAACTACAAGCCCGTTTATTTTGTGATTCCGAAGGGACTCGAACCCTTGTACAACTTTCGTATCCTAGATTAAAAGTCTAGTGCCTCGTTCCTATCTCGGCCACGGAATCATTTTCTTGTGTTCCCAATGAGATTCGAACTCATACCCACTGATTAAGAGTCATCTAGTCTACCATTGAACCTATAAGAACATTATTTGTGGATCGTGTGAGATTTCAACTCCTCTTGAACATTGCAGGTGTTCCGTGCTAAGCAGGTTACACTACACAACCCATTTTTTATTCATCCATTGCGGAGTACACGGGTATCGAACCCGCAATCCCTTGAGTGACAGTCAAGGATGTTTCCAATAACACCTCTACTCCATATTTTTCTCATAATATTTTATCCATTTTCTAATTGCATTGTCACTAACACCATATTTTTTCCCTGTTTTTGTATATCCATTTTTATTAACTTCAGTTATTAAGATTTCATATGATGGACGTTCAATTTTTCTAATTTCATAATTAGGTTTATAAACATATTTTTTAGGATTGTGGGGTTTTTCACATAATCCTTTAGAACCTCTACAATGAGTTTCTAATGTCGCATTACAATTTGGACAAACTATTTTTAAGTTTTCTAATCTATTATCATTATTGACGCCATTAATATGGTCTAATATTAATGACATTTTTTTATCGTTCCACATTTCATCTTGGCCACATATTTCACATTCTCGTTTTTTTAGTCCTTCATTATATAATTTTTCTTTTAGTTTTGATGAACCAATATTTGTGTCTTTTTTTAACCAATAATTAATGGGTTTTTTTTCAATTAATTGCCTATTATTTTTATATGGATCAAAATGTGATATGTCAATATTATTATTCTTAATTATATTTTTTAAAACATTAAATGAATCACCAGATTTTGATTTTTTTAATTTTCTAAAAACTTCAGATAATGAAAGTGAATTTTTAACAATGTCATTTATTAATTCAATATTATGATAATAGATAGATTTATTAACTTTAAGATTATTTTTATTAGCCATTTTTATTATACTATTTTTTGTATGATTAGGTAATAATTCACAAATTTTTTTTACGCCTAATTTTTCATAATTATTTTTTAATAAAATAATCTCTTCAGTTAACCATTTATTTCTTTTATTCATATTCATTTCATTTTGATATAATATAAATATCATCAAAATGATAAAAAGTACTCCCAGCGGATTCCGAGACCGCATCTAAACCTTGAAGGGGTCTTATCCTAACCTTTAGACGATAGGAGCGTTTTTAAAACTTCAACATGTCAAAGACCATTTTTTTTTCAGGTTACAAAGGTATGAACAATTTTTTAAACTACCAAATATTTTGTAACTTTTTTTATATTTTTTTTTATGGTGTTTTTTTTCACCTTGCGCATGAGGTAGGATTCGAACCCACGTTGAGTAAACTCACGGTTTTGGAGACCGCTGCATGACCATTCTGCCACTCATACATTTTCAATATTTTTAAGAACAATATAAAAATAAAAAAATCCCGAATTTACATCCGAGATCCTTTTAGTTGTGATTATATAGTAGATTTTTAATGTGCTCAAACTAAAATTTTCCCAGATATGTATACTTTTCCCTCATCCGCCCATTTTTTGTCGGTTGTACCAAGAAGTGTTATGTACGTATATCGTTTCATTTTTGTTTGTTGTTTTAAAATTATATGCAAATATATAAATAAATATTGATATAACAAAGAAAAAGTCAACTTTTTTTTAAAAAAAAATAAAGTTTTTTTATAATTAGTTGATTGTCAATATTATGGTTTAATAATTATTTATTCTACTGATTGTTCTTTTTTATTTTCTTCTGGTTTTTTATTTAACCATATTTCACTAATATCTTCTTTTGGTATATCTTTTAATATTTCTCTTATCCTATTAGTTTGATTTTCTTTTAATTCATCTTCTTTTAAAAATTCTTCAGAATCATTTGCAAAATCTTTTAATAATTCTTCTGCAAATTTTTTATTTTTTACTTGTAAATAATTACTATCTTCAGATGGTTTTACATCTTTTATGATTTTATCCATTATTTTTTTACTTTTTTCCGCCATTTCATATATCGGAATAAGTTTTTTGTTTAATTCATCATATTGATTAATCAATGATACTAAAAAATTATCATCTGAATATATTTCTGTTATGTAAAGAAAAATTATTTTTCTTAATACATCTAATTTTTTTTCTTGTTCTTTCATATCTACTTTTATTTTTATAAAAATAAATAATAAAACAAAAAATGTAAATTATTTATTATTAATTATTTCCAAATATTTTTCAATAGCCAAAATTGTTATTGATACTGACCATCCCAAGGGGTTATTGTCATTTGGTGTATTTGTTTTAGAATAAAATAATTCAGGTATATACCCATTATCATCGATTAGCGAAATTAATTTTAATAGATATTGTTCTGCCTTATCAAAATTTTTATCAACATAATAAAAAAATAAATAGGCGAACCCGAACGTCCATTCCGCTTCGTTTCCAATTGGGTTATCGATATTTGTGTTATAATATTTATCACCAATATATCTTATTAATCCTCTTTCTCTCTCCAAATATTTATGAACATTTTTAATTATTATCTTAGTGTTATAATCGTCGAGTACATTAAATGGGTATATTAACGTTAAAAGGGACAAATCGATTTTTTTACTTAATGATTCACTTGGTAGTAAATCGTTTAATCTTTTTTTTCCGTTTCGATAAATTTTTAGCGGCATATTAAATCCAGTGTCTTCTAGAGCAATTAAACCTCCTAATACGGCGCCTAATGACGACGCGTGTATTTCTTCATTTTCCTCCCAAATTCCGTTATCATGTACATTCCAATATTTTATACTTACCAGTACATTTATAAGCTTATTAATAATTTCATTATCAGATTCATCTCTGATAATGTCTAATCCATTTTGTAAACCTTCGGCTATACCTAAAAAGAAATAACCTAATGCGTCGATTTGTAAATTTCCCCAATCGCCCGTGATTTCTTTTAAATTTGGATAAAATCTCGGATGAATAAATCTGATGTTATCTAATGGAAATGGATTTTTTATTAAATGGTCAACTTTATTATTATACTTATAATTTAATCCTTTATAATAATCAAGTAAACTATGATATGTTTGTATATAGGCTTCAGGTGTTTTATTTAACATTGGCTTTGATTGATAATAACAATCTCGAACCCAAACATAATTAACGTAGTTTTTACCAAGAGAAGCCACATATAAACCTGAAAACTCTTTTCTTAAAAGATCATTGACTTTATATAATTTATCTAATATTACTTTTATTTCAAATGTTGTCATAAAAAAAAATTCAAATAGTCATGTAATAATTATTTGAATTTTCATTTTTGTTTTATTTAATATTAATTAAAATAGAATATTTATTAGTAAATGATTTTATGACGAATTTTATTAATTTTTTTAAAGATAGAAATGATATAAATGAAAAGACCGTTATTGGGTTTATATCATTTTGTATTATGTTTTTATTTGCGTTAGCGGATTTGATTTCTGGATTTGCGGGCAGAGAATTAATAATACACCAATATGTGTATGAATCATTTTTGATTTTAACTTTAGGTGTATTTGGGATTTCTTCAGTTGATAAATACATTAATAAAAGACATAGTGGCTCGGATATCATAGATAATGATTTGAATCAAGACATATCAATCGACGACTCTAGTGTTGATTCCACAGATGAAAACATAACGAATGTTTAAACAAGTAATTCTTTATCGAGGCACATTATTTTGGCACACATTTCATAATCTTCCATTTCTTCAAAATAAGGAAGAACATCCCGTTTCATTACAAAAAACTGATCTTTTGTAAAACTAAATTCTGTTATCCATTTAATGTTTGTTATTAAAGCACTTAAACTAAAAGTTAATACTTTTTTATCTGTACTTTTATATTCGTTAAAAATGTCAACAATCGTTCTATATATTTCAGATTTATTTTCCGTATAAAATTCATTGAACGATCCATAATTCGTAGTATATACTAATTCTCTAAAATATTCTCTTTTATTTTTTTTTTTCATTTTGTGTTTTTAAAATTATAAACAAATATAATATTTTTTTTTGACAATACCAAAAATATTTATAATAAAACAACTATATGTTTATATCTATCTTACAAGTTTTAATTTTTACATCTTATGTGACATTTATAATGTGCAAATTTGGTATAATACAATCAATATCCGAATCTTGGTATAGACTTAGGGATTTAGGTGGTATTTGGTATAGTTTATTTACCTTATTTTGTTGTGGATTAGGATTTTTAATGTTATTTCAAACAAATGGTAAAATTCCACAGTTTTTCTTTTTATCAGGAGCAGGTTTGTGTGCCGTTGGGGTTGCAACTATGTTTAAATTAAAAAATGACATACAACCTTATATTCATTTTATAGGGGCGTTTATTGGTATTGTATTTGCTTTACTCGGAATTGGTTTTGAAAGACATAATTGGCTTCCATTAATGGTCTTTATCTTATCTACCATTTTACTTCTAATCTTTAATAAAAAAAACAGATCATGGTGGATAGAGATTATTGCATTTATTACTATAGGATTAGGATTATTATTAACGTCATAAAAAAAACCCCAACGAGTTGTTGGGGTTTTATGGTCATTAATGGGTTCAACCCCATTTATCTGGAAAACGAAAGATAATCGGCAAAGAAAACTTTCAAGTATATAAATATATATTATTTTTTAAAAATAATTTTTTATTTTTTATTTTTTACTTAACTTTAATATGTTATCCTTAAAAACTATTTTTACATTAATATTTTCTTTTATATTTCCTTTTAAAATTTCATCACTTAAAAAATCTTCACAAAGATTTTGAATAATTCGTTTTATTGGCCTTGCACCATATTCTTCTTGGTGATTAAGATTAAAAATTTCTTCAATAACTGAATCATCGAATTTAATTAGATAATTTTTATCTTTTAACCTATTAACCAGTCTACTAATTTCAATATTGATAATTTGTTTCAGGGCATCTTTATTTAAAGAATTGAACATAATAACATCATCTATTCTATTCAAAAATTCGGGTGTGAATTGTTGTTTCAATGACTTTCTAATCATTGATTTTTTAACTTCGTCTTTTTGTGTTATACTTGTTGATGTTTCAAATCCCACTCCATTACCAAAATCTGACACTTTTTTAGCTCCAATATTTGATGTCATGATAATAATCGTATTAGTAAAGTTTACTTTCCTGCCAAATGAATCTGTTAAGTGACCTTCATCTAATATCTGAAGTAAAAGATTGAAGACATCTTTATGTGCCTTTTCTATTTCATCAAAAAGTATAACTGAGAAAGGATTATTTTTAACTTTTTCAGTTAATTGACCTCCTTCATCATATCCAACATACCCAGGAGGTGATCCAATAAGCTTTGACACATTATGACGTTCCATAAATTCGCTCATATCAACACGAATGATTTTTTCGGGATCTCCAAATAAAATTTCGGCAATTGATTTAGCCAGGTATGTTTTACCAACCCCAGTCGATCCTAAAAAAATAAATGATCCTATGGGTCTTCCTCCGTCTTTAATGCCTACACGATTACGTCTAATGGCCTTTGAAATAATTGAAATTGCCTCATCTTGACCAATTACTTTTTCCGAAAGTATTTCTTCCATTTGTAGGAGTTTTTTTGATTCGGTGCCATCCAATTTACTAATAGGAACAGTTGTCATTTCTGTAATCATTTTATATGCGTCATCAACAGTAATATGAATTTTATTATTTTTCATATTTTCCAACCATTTCACCTTTTCAGATTCAAGATTTTTTAACAATTTCTTTTCTTCGTCTCTAAGTTTTGCGGCAAGTTCATAATCTTGTTCTTTAACCACATTTATTTTTTTATTATTTAATTCTTCAGCTTCTTTTTTCAATTTTTCAAAAGATTCTGGCATTTCAGTTGTCACTCGTTTTTCTGAACCAAGTTCGTCAAGTACATCAATCGCCTTATCTGGGAATAACCTATCGGTTATATACCTGCCAGATAATTTTACAATATTTTCAATTACATCGTCTTCATAAAATACCTTATGATAATCTTCATAGATTTCTTTCAAATTATGAAGGATTTGAATTGTTTCTTCTTGCGTGGGTTCTTTCAGAATTATTTTTTGGAATCGTCTGGTTAATGCACCGTCTTTTTCTAAGTGTTTTTTATATTCATCTAACGTCGTTGCACCAATACATTGAATTTCTCCTCTTGATAATGCGGGTTTTAAAATATTCGCGGCATCCATTGATCCACTTGCATTTCCTGCCCCGACCATTGTATGAAGTTCGTCAATAAAAACAACAACATTGGTTACGTCTTGTAATTCATTTAATATCGCTTTAATACGTTCCTCAAATTGCCCACGATATTTTGTACCCGCGACTAACGATGTTAAGTCTAACGATACAATACGTTTATCCATTAAACTAGTGGGACATTCTCCTTTACTTATTAATAACGCTAATTTCTCGACCAATGCAGATTTACCAACACCCGCATCTCCAACGATAATAGCATTATTTTTTTTCTTACGTGAAAGAATTTGTGCTATTCGTTTTACTTCTTTTTCTCTACCAATTATAGGGTCGATAGCCCCATCACGCGCCAATTGTGTTAAGTCTCTTGAAAAATTATCAAGAATCGGTGTATCTGATCCTTTTTTATTTTTTTTAGAGCTTGTAACTGGTCCATCCTCAAAAAAATCTATTCCTGACATATATTTTATTTTTTAAAATTTTACAATACAAAGATAATTAAAAAAATTCATATAAAATACACTTTAGCACATTTTATAAGAATTAAAATGGGTGATTAAATAAACATCGACACTTTTGGTGGTATATATCCAAATTGTACTTCAATAATTTAGTACAAAGATACTACAATTTTTTGAAATAAACAAAAGAATGGTAAAAATTATTCGAAAATATTTTTTAACTGACAAAATGACAGATTTCTATCTTGGTATTGATTTTGTATTATACCATATAAATAATAAATAAACTTTAAAATAAAAAGAATATGACTAAACTATTTAATGATCCATTTTTTAGTACAATGGAAAGTATTTTTGATCCCGTGAATAATGTTTTAACAAAGCCTAAATCTTTCGTGGATAAGACAGATAATGGATATAATGTGACAATGTTAGTTCCCGGATTAACAAAGGATGATTTAAAAATTGTTATCAAAGATAGAAAGATAACAATTAATTATGAGAATGAAAACGAAAATAATGAAACGTATTTTGTCGAAAAATTTTCTAAATCATTTTTCTTATCTGATGATATAATCGATAAAAAAATCGTTGCGGAAGTAAAAAATGGTATATTAAAAATTCACTTACCAACAAAAGACCCCGAGACGAAAGAAAAGGTTATTGAGATTAGATAAAACGAACCTGGTTTAACCAGGTTTTTTTATGCCTGTCTAATATTTATATATTAAAATATTAACATGAAAGTAAATAAAAGACAAATAATTAAGTTATCTGAAGGACAAATTAAAAGAGTTCTTGAATTGATGATTAACGAACAATTTGAAATGAATGAATTAGATTATGAAAGTTTCAGAACTAATGAAAATTTAGAAATTTTGCGTAATGCTCTTGATAAAAATAAAACTGTTAGTGTCGCTTTCGTCAAAAAAGATGGATCTGTTAGACATATGGGTGTAAGAAAATATTTAAGTTCATATGTTCCAAGCGAAAAAGAAAAAACGGAAAAACAGGCAAATGTTGAATCAAATAATAATCTAAAACGAGTAATCGACATTAACGCTTATATCAGAACGTTAAAAGAAACTGGTGATAAAGAATTGGCATCAAAAAGTGCTTGGAGAACAATTAACTTAAAAAATGTCCTTGGATTTTTAACTGGCGGTCAATTCATTGATTTAAGAGATGAAAATGAAATCATGGAACGTTTTGGTGAAGAAGTATATAATAGTTTAACCAAATCTATGGTTAGATCTATGGAACAACAAGCTGAAAATGTTGAAAATATTGAAGAGCCGGACAATGTGGTAGACCAAGAAGAAATAAACGAGTATGATAATTATAATTATCCCGAAGGCGCAGATGCAGATCCAAGGGCTCCTTGGCACGAACCTTTCGATGATGACGAAGATGATGACGAAGATGATGACGAAGATGATGACGAAAATATTTTTGTTAAACCTTATAGATGGGCAGATGAAAAATATGATTTTGAGGATGATAATTTGAGCGAACAGTCTGAAATTGTTAAACGTACTATAAATAATGTAATCAATGAAAAATGGGGTGAAACACATTGGTTATCATCTCCTAATGTTGAACCAGAAGGATATGAAATAGGAAGTAAATATTATTATACTAATAATGAAGCAATAGAAGGATGGAGTGCACCTGAAGTAAACCCAACATTTGTTATACGTAAAATAGAAAATGGTAAAGTTGACGCAAAATCAACTGATGGGAGATATATAGATCATCCTTCAACGGATGAATTGAATGATAATCTAAAATCTGGTGAAGTTAAATTGGAAGAAATTGACGATTCAGAATATGGAAGTAGAATTAGTAATTTGTCAGAAAATAAAGGGAAAAAAGTTATTAAATTAAAAGAATCCGATCTTACAAATATTGTTGCAAATATTATAAAAGAGCAAAAAAAATAAAAAATAATAGCAACAAATATGTTTTAGATTTTTTTATTGAAAAAAATTTCTTATATTGGTCCAAAATATAGCAAATATGAGTATAATTTCTGAAAGAATTGAAGGCAAGATGATTAATGTTGATATTAAATCATCTAATCTAGTATCGGCTTCTTATGATACTGAGTCTAGTATATTAACAGTAACTTTTATTTCTGGCGGTATTTATGAATATGAAAAAGTTCCTTGGGAAGTATTCACTAAATTTAGAATGTCCGATTCACAAGGTAAATTTTTCAATAATAATATTGCAAAAATTTATAATTACAAAAAAATTAAATGAGTTTATTTGAAGAATTAATTGAAGACAGACAAGAAGACGAAAAGATTGTAAAATCTTTTAAAACAAAAGATTCTTTATCACCTGATATTTTCAAACGTGATGGGGAATCTTTTGTTATGCATAATGATATACGGAAACAATTATTGAAAATTAGTGATAATTTTCTTGATACTCTGAGTGTTGAGTTTTTCGTACACGATATTGTCCTTACAGGCTCATTGTCAAATTACAATTGGTCAAGTTATTCTGACGTGGATTTACACATTATTTTAGATATGGACGAATTTGGCACTGAAGATAAAAATCAAATATTACTCAGAAATATATTCAAGGAATTTTTCGATACAAAAAAAGATTATTGGAATCATAAGTATAATATTAGGATAAAAAATTATGATGTCGAAATATATGTCCAAGATTTAAAAGAACCACACATTTCTTCTGGTGTATATTCTGTGCTTCATAATAAATGGTTAGTTGAACCCAAAAAAGAATCACAAAACATTGATGATATAAAAATCATCAATAAAGCCGAAGATATTCAAAAAAAAATAGATAAATTAATTAAAAAATCTGATGAACCCGATATTTTAGAAAAAATTAATGAACTTATCATTAAAATAAAAAAGTTCAGAAAATGCGGCCTTGATAAAGGAGGAGAATATTCATATGAAAATTTGGTGTTCAAATTATTACGAAGAGACAAATATATAGAAAAACTACTCAATTTAAAAAGATCTCTGATTAATAAAAACTTATCTTTAAATAAATAAAAAATAATTTTTAATAATATAATCAATAAATTAATCTTTAAATAGCAATGAGCCACATTTTTAGATAATTCAATGTATTTATATGTAAATAAGAAAATAATAAATTCAAATACAAATGAAAGAATTAAGACCACTTGGAAGTGAAAAATTAACTGGGGATGAAAAAATAAAAAGAATCCTTGAAATTGCTAATTATGGTAGAACCGCAAAACCATCTGTATCTGTTGATAAACCAGAATATGTTACTGAATCTAAAATCGGTGGAGTATATGGTATTGTTAAAGAAAAAGACGGATTTTATGTTAAAAAGGGGTTAACTGAAAACTCTTTGGAATATATAGGTGGCATGTTCATGAAAAATAAAAATAAATTTTCATCATATGGAGAAGCGTATAAACGTCTTGATTATTTAATAGGTCAGGAAATATTACAAGAAGCAACTAAATATGTTTTAAAACAAACTAAAACTCCGGATATTCCTCCAATGGAAGCGGCACCTGCCGAGCCATCTATGGACAAAATGCCTCCAGCACCTGAAGGAAAAATGCCTCCAATGGGAGACGAAATGTCTCCGGCACCTGAAGGAGAAATGTCTCCAATGGGAACTGAAAATGAACCATCTGCGGAGGGTGACAAAAATCAATTACGTTCAAGTTATATGGCCGAAATCCAAAAATTTGCAGGAAAATTAGGTCAAGAATTAAGAGATCAAAAAGATAAACTTGAAAGTGACGATATAAAATATACACTTAATATGATTATATCTGCCGTTGATTTGGATCAATTGGATGACAAAGATTTTGAAGAAATTGCGGATAAATTTGATCCCGAAAAAAGAGAAGGTGGTGAAAATTCTGAGATTCCGCCAACAGGTGATGAAACCGTTCCTGAGCCAGAGGCCGAACCTGCACCTGAAGAAGAAATGGCTGAAGAAAATGATGCTATATTTAATGAGTTTGAAGATGATGATGCTATGTCTAAATTAGACGAATTTATTAATAATCCAATAGATGATGAAGATTCAACAGATCATATGCTTAGACAATATTCAGATATTGGCGATGATGAAGATTATGAACAATCAAGTCGAGAAATGGAGTATGGTATTCATCCATATGATGACGAAGACGAATATAAAGATGATGAAATAGATTTGAAAGAATTCGATGATGAATCGGATGTTGAATCTGACATTATTAATTGGGAAGAAAAATTAAGAGGTAAATCAAAAAATGAACCTAAACAAAGACCTCAATTGGATATAGACGAAATATCTCGTGCAATTAGTAACGCTTTGTCAAAATATAGATAATATATGAGATTAATTTATATAAATGAAATTGGAATTGATTTTAAACATCAAAGACAATATGAATTTATTTTTAGTGAAATGACTGAAATTGATATGGATGAGTGGTTTACAATACCTGCGGCATCCACATCTATTTCTAAATCACCCGATATTGATTATATAAGTTTAGTTGGATTACTAAAAAATACAGATTTAGAATTAGAATTAATACAAAATTCTGATTATTTTGGTGTTATTGATGCTGTAGATGGAATTATATCATTAGGTTGGGAAAAATATGATATGGAACGTGAAATTGAAAGAATTTCATTTAAATTTGGCGAAAGAATAGAGTCGGTAGAAAGAAAGCTGACACAAAGAGGTTTTGAATTAATTAAAACAGAAATATAAAAATAAATAAAATGAAAAGATCAGAAATTATAAAACAATTGATGACCGAAGGGTTTTCAGAAAAAACTCTTGTCAATTTTTCAGATAAACAACTTGCTTCTTTATCTTCAAGAATTCTTAGCGAACAAACAACATCAACTTTGGGAGTTAAAAACATTAAATCCACAAACACTACGGCTATTAATGATGCTAAAAGAAAAGGTGAAACTTTTTCAATTTACAGAGAAAGTACAACGCCAGGATTGAAATCTAAAAAAGAAGTAAAAGAATGTGAAGGTAAAATGCCTGGATTAACATCTAAAAAAACTAATGGAGAATTAAGTCATGGAACAGTAAAAGAAGAAGGACCGATGCCAGGATTGACAGTTAAAAAAACTACAGGAAAATTAGGACGTGGAACTGTAAAAGAAGAAGAAATGACTGAAAAGAAACCTTCCGCTGGATTATCTGCAAAGAAAAAAAGTGAAGTAGTTAAAAAAGCCAAATCTGGCGGTGACATTGGTAAAAAAGGTAAAGAATTTAAAGATGTTGAAGCTGCAGCAAAAAAAGGTGGAGCAAAAGATCCTAAAGCTGTCGCCGCAGCTGCAATGTGGAAAAATATTCGTAGAGAAGAAGAAGAATGCTCCGAATGTAAAAAAACTGAAACGACAGATAAGAAAAAAAGTGAAGTTGTGAAGAAATCAATATCAGGTAAAGACGTTGGTAAAAAAGGTAAAGAAATCAATGAATGGGTCGAAAATGTGGCAAAAAAACATTATCATCCTTTCACTTCGAAAAGCGAAATTATGGAAATGATTTCAAGTAAAATGGAAGAAATGAATGAAATTGATAATGATAATAAATTACCTGGATTTTTAAAAGCGAAAGCGATTAAAAGTCGTGGAGAAGTTGGCACAATGACGGCTCCTGCTCAGCCAAAAACAAAACCAGGAGTGAAGCCCGACACTAGACCAGGTGAAAGACCTAGAAAAAATCCATATCAACCCCCATTTCCGCGTAAAGATCCACATCCAAAAGCAATTAATCCAGAAACTGTAATGCCGTCTGAAGTTGCAGAGTCAAAAAAAATTCCCGTGATTAAACCTGGACAAAAAAAATAATTAAAAATTAATAAAATAATGAGTAAATTACTGATATCTAAAAAAAATTTGTTATCTTTGGTAAACAAAAATTTACAAGAAATGGCAATGGATTTCACAACAGCTGACAGGCCTGAAAGTTCTATTCAAGCAAAATTAGCTGCGGGAGATACTTCGCATGAAAAAGTACCTTATCCTGAAACAGGAAGACCGAACGAAAACTTTCAAGAATTATTGGCTTCTGAAAGATATCAACAAGTGGTCGATAAATTAAGATTGTATGTTCCTAATGCCCCAACATTAAGAGCCACGGGTCTACAAAATTTGACGGCTTTATCACAAATTATGGTAATGGCACATAACGATATTAGTCAAATTGAACAAAATCATAGACAAGAACTTGAAAATTTGGCAATAGATCTTGTTAAAAAAGAAATGGGACTTCCTGAAGGCGCGGTTCAATTTGACGCTAAGATTATTGGAATGGGGGAAATCGATACTGATGATTTTAACAGAGAAGGGAATGAACAACCTCCACAAGGTGACGAAAGTCAAGGAGAAGAAGAAGACATGGGTGATCAAAATGATGTTATATCTGATCGAGAAGTCGAAATTGAAGCCGATTTATTCCGTAATCTCGAATCACTTGACATTGAAAAGGCTAAAAGACGTGTGATCAACAGTATCATACAGGGTGCATCCAAAAGAGGACATTATATGTACCATATTGTTGCCAATGAAATTAAAAGAATTACGGGATCAGAAAGAATAATTGAATTATATGGAATTTTAATGTCAATTAACGATACTTTGTACTGGCAAATAAGTGATGACATGATGAAAGCCGCTATGGGTCAGCCAGGCGGAGGTGGAATGGTCGGTGGTAAAGAACAAGTTAAACTCCAAACAACACCGCCTACAATATATGCAAGGGGAGTTAATTTTCCAATTTTAGTTCACGAACTTATAAAAGGGTCAATGGAATTAATTGGTACAAGAGGAACTTCTAAAGAATATGAAGAAGTAGAAAGTGAAGAGGATACAATGGAAAATGAAATTTGGGATTTACGTTTAGGCCCAGCAATTTGGGATCGACTTAGGGCTCAATTTCCTCAAGAAATTTTGGTTGATGAAAACAAAGTAGAATTACAAAATTATTTGTTGAGTGAAATATTTGAACTTCCAGCGAAAAAATTCTTAGTATTCTTCAAAGAAGTAATTTCAAAAAGTGAAAGAGGAATTAAATTAATGAATCTTTTAATGGAAAACGTTAATAAGATATTTAATGAAGAAGATTATGGCGTTACAGACGAAGACTTTGATGCTGATTTAGACGAAGCAGTAGAAGAAACTGATGATCAAGATATTATGAATTTCTTATCGACATTGGGAATGAAAGTAGAACGAGGGTTATGGACAAATATTAGTCCTGACCAATTAAATTAATAACATAAAAAAAAGTGGTTTTAAGACCACTTTTTTTTATGCCCTTTTACCGATATTTATTATAATAATAATGAATATCAAATGAATACAAAAATAGAACAATTAAGGGAGTATGCTAAAATTATAAAAGATACTCCATATGCGTTAAAAACTTATCTACAAACTTACGATAATACACAAAAAAAATTCGTACCATTAGACTTGTTTCCTGATCAAATTACCCTTATTAATGATTATGAAACACATAATGAAAATATCACAAGAAAATATCGTCAAGCAGGGGTATCAACAGTAACCGCGGCTTGGTTATCAAAATTATTACAAACCGCAAAGCCTGAAAATCCTCATAAAGTATTAGTCGTCGCCAATAAACGTGATACCGCCATAGAGTTATCTAACAAAATAAAAGATTTTCTTAGACAATGGCCTGATTGGATGAATGTCGGATTTGATCCTGATAAAAACTCCGAAAGTAGATATAAATTAAATAATGGTTGCGAAGTCAAAGCGGTGGCAACATCAAAAGATGCCTTACGTGGATACACTCCAACCATATTGATATTTGACGAAGCGGCATATATTGAGGCTGGCGAGGATTTTTGGGCAGCATCTATGGCATCATTATCAACAGGCGGTAAAGTCATATTAATTTCAACGCCAAATGGACACGATCCAATTTATTATCCTATATATGATCAATCAATTCGTGGCGAAAATAATTTTCATATTACAGATTTAAGATGGTACAAAGATAACCGATATGCTAAAGACATTAAATGGTTAAAAATTAATGATATGGTTCATTATATGTTAAATAGAGAACTTTATAATGATGATGAAATAACTTTAGATAGAGAAGTAATTGATGACTATGATGAAGTTATCGAACAAGGTTACAAGCCATATTCACCTTGGTATGAAACTATGTCCAGAAAATTGAAATGGGATAAACGTAAAATTGCACAAGAAATCGAATGTGACTTTTTAGGATCTGGCGATGATGTTATACCACAAGAAGTTAAAAGTAATATTGCAAAAAATATGATTCGTGTTCCAAAGGAAAAATATATCAGTGGGACACTTTGGCAATGGAAAGAGCCAATAGAAGGACATAAGTATATAATGGGATGTTTACCACCAGAAGAAATGGTTTTAACAAACGATGGGCTTATATCAATTGAGGATGTAGATGAACGACATAAACTAATAGACGAAAATGGTTTATACGTTAATATTATTAATAAACAAAAATATGATGTTATTGATGAAGATGTTTATGAAATTGGCCTTGATAATACTTTTAGGACAACAAAATTCACAAAAGAACATCCAATATTGTGTAGTAGGGACACCCTAAAAAGAAATTATAAAAAAAACGATGTTAATTATAGGTTCAATGAAAGATATTGGGACTTTGATTTTAATTATATAAAGGCAGAAAATCTATCAATAGGAAATTGGATTAAAGTACCAAATATTTACAAAAAGGAATTAAATTTCGATGTAAATGAAAAGTGGATACCTAATAATGAAAACGTAAGAAAGGATTTTTTGATTAATTCCCCATTGTCTAATAAAGATTTTTGGTGGTTTATGGGATTATGGCTGGGAGATGGATGGATAGAAAAGAATAAATATAGTCATTCAATTGTTATATGTTTTAATAAAAAAGAATATTGTTATACCGAAAAATGTATTGATATTGTAAAAAAAATATTTAATAGATCTCCATTAATTAGAGAAAGACAATCAACAATTGAGTTACGATTTAATTCAAAAGAACTGTATCTTTTTATATTAGAAAATTTTGGTCAATATTCGTATGGTAAAAAAATAACAGAATGGGTAAAGTTCATTCCAATTGAATATAAAAAAGAAATTGTAAGAGGTTATTTTGATAGTGATGGATGTTGGTTAAAAACACTTCAGCGTAATAAAATAAATTCTAAAATTTCTTTTGTTTCAATTAATTTAGAGCTTTTAGAGGGTATACAAGATATTTTATTCTCTTTAGGCGTAATTTCAAGTTTAAACCTTTTGAGAGAATCGTCAGAAAACCTTATATGTGGTAAACCGTCTAAAACTAAAAAAACGTTTAATCTAAACTTATCTAACTATGATAGCTTAGAACTAATTAAATTAATATACGATATAGACGATATTAAATTAAATAAATTTGATATTAATGAATTTTCCAATATTAATAATCGCGTTGTATCGTCGTGTCATTTTAATAAAACTAAAGATTTTATTTATTTTAGAATAAAAAAAATAAATAAAACAAAACTTACCGGAACGGTTTATAATTTTGAAACGGATACCCATACTTTTATGTGTCATCACATAACTACACATAATTGTGACGTCAGTCGTGGAGATAGCGAAGATTTTTCATCAATTAATATTATTGATTTTGATGAAAGAGAACAAGTTTTAGAATATATAGGTAAAATTCCTCCCGATAATTTAGCGGAAATCGCGTATAGATGGGGCACATTATATAAATGTTTTATTGGTATTGATATTACTGGCGGTATGGGTATCGCGACGTCTAGAAAACTTCAAGAGATGAATTATAAAGATTTATTTATTGATGGCGTAAATGTTAAAGATATTTGGACTTATAACCCTAAAGCATTAGAAAAGATACCCGGTATTAATTTCAATAATAAACGTACTCAAATTGTCGCTACTTTTGAAGAACAATTAAGAAATGGATTTATTATTAGATCAGAAAGATTATTGTCAGAGTTGAATACATTTGTTTATTTGAATGGTAGGCCAGATCATATGAAAGGCTCACATGATGACGCAATAATGTCAATGGCAATTGCATTATACATTGGTGAAATATCTTTTAATCAATTACAAAGAGTCGAAAGTCAAAATAAAGCGATGATTGAATCGTGGACTGTAAATGAAAGAACATACGAGCCAAATAAATCATTTTATTCTTATGGAACAACTTTCGATCCTGTAGGTTTTATGCAGACCGATCCAACAAGATCGTATTATAATCAACAGATTAACCCAATGAATATTCCAAAAGATGCCTATAAAGAATATTCTTGGTTATTTGGTAAAAGAAGATAGACTTTATAATTATATTAATAAAACTTATATTTAAAGACATATTTATTTATATATGGAACAAAATAATAATTTAACTATATTTCAAAAGTTAACTAAAATGTTTGGCTTTCCGAATCAATCGAGACCGGAAGACAAACCTAACTTTAAATTTACTAAGGATCAGATATTAAAGGCCGATAGTAGGGAAGAATATGAAAAGGCCTTGTTACAAGCACAACAATCACAATTCATTGCCGATAAATGGACAAAATTGGATCAATCTCTATATAATCAATCTGTTTATTATGAACCAAATAGACTTGCCGCATATTATGATTATGAATCAATGGAATTTACTCCTGAAATTTCTGTAGCATTAGATATTTTTGCTGAAGAATCCACGACATTATCAGAAAAGGGACATATTCTAACAATTTATTCGGAATCTGATAGAGTAAGAGAAATATTAGAAGATTTATTTGAAAACAAACTTGATATTAACACTAATTTACAAATGTGGACTAGAGGCGTTTGTAAATATGGAGACAATTTTGTTTATCTAAAAATTAATCCCGAAACAGGTGTTATTGGATGTCAACAATTACCTAATATTGAAATTGAGCGTATTGAAGGGGCAGCAACTAAAACTCCGACAATGGGAAATGAACTTAAATTACCTCCAAGAGAATTAAAATTCCAATGGAAAAATAAAGATCTTGAATTCCAATCATGGGAAATTGCTCATTTTAGATTACTTGGCGATGATAGAAAATTACCTTATGGTACATCAATGTTGGATAAAATAAGACGTATTTGGAAACAACTTTTACTCGCTGAAGATGCAATGTTAATTTATAGAACATCAAGAGCCCCCGAAAGACGTGTGTTCAAAGTATTTGTTGGAAATATGGATGATAAAGATATTGAACCATATGTACAACGTGTCGCAAATAAATTCAAACGTGACGTAGTTGCAGATGCAAGAAATGGTCAGGTTGATATGAGATATAATCAAATGGCCGTGGATCAAGATTATTTTATTCCAGTAAGAGACACTGGTCAGGCAAGCCCAATTGAAACATTACCAGGCGCTCAAAATTTAGGTGAAATTGCAGATATTGAATATATTCAAAAGAAACTTTTAGCGGCATTACGTGTTCCAAAAGCGTTTATTGGATTTGAAGATGTTGTTGGTGAAGGTAAAACATTGGCATTAATGGATATTCGTTTTGCCAGAACTATTAATAGGATTCAGAAATCTTTGATTCAAGAGCTTAATAAAATTGCTTTAATTCATCTTTATCTATTGGGGTTTGAAGACGAATTAGATAACTTTACTTTATCATTAACTAATCCGTCGGCGCAATCAGATTTATTACGTATTGAGCAATGGAAAGAAAAAATTACTTTATATAAGGATGCAACTTCTGACCAATCACAAATGGGTATTCTTCCAGTTTCTCATACTTGGGCTAAGAAAAATATTCTTGGTATGAGTGATAGTGAAGTTATTCTTGATTTACAACAACAACGTATTGAAAGAGCTATGGGATTTGAATTAACAAATACGCAATTAATTATTAAACGATCAGGTGTATTTGATGATGTTGATTCTAAATATGGAATTTCTGAAGAAGAACGTAAAAAAGTTGAAGCATCTGTAGCTGCTGGAGAAGGAGGAGGAGACAGTGGTGGAATGGATTTAGGAGGCGAGTTACCAGCCCCATCAGGAGGAGCACCCGCAGGTGATGAAGGTGCTTTGAGTGAATCCAAAGAGCAGGTTTTATCAAATATGTTTAATAAAACTACAAATTTAAATGATTTATTTGATATGAATAAAGCTCAACGCAATATTTATGAAATAACTAATAAACTAAATAACATAATTAACGATTAAAATGAGCACATTAGGAACGATTAAGAGTAAGGTACTAAAGAAACTTACAGAATCATATATTTCCGGTAATAAATCAGAAATAAAAGAAATTATAACAATAATCAAAAAAGATAAGGAATTTAGGAATTTATACTTATTTTTTGAAGAAATTGAAAATAAATATTTTGAAGACTCAACAATTGCCGAATTATACGTTGAACAAATTAGTTCAATGTTGAATAACAAAAAAACATTAATTGAAAGTACGTGTAAATCCTTGGACGAAAAATTAAAAGATATTGTTGTTGAGAGACCCCAAATTTACGACGCATTAGACCAACTATTGGATATAGATTCACTTAAAAGTGTTGATAAAAAACTTATTGCTAAGAAAAAAATTATCGAGTTTGTAACTACAGAAAAGAAATTAAAAATTAACGAGTCTACGGAATTTACTGAAAACGAAAAACTATTGCACACCTTATTAACGAATAATTTTAATGCTTATTATGAAACAGCGTTAAATGAAGAAGAAAAAATTGAACTTAAACTATTATTATCATTATCAAATGAAGAAATAGAAACTAATATTAGCACATTAAAAGAATCTATTTTAAGTAAAATTACAGGCATACTATCAGAATCAACAGACGATTCATTGATTAAAAAGTTAAATGTTGTTAAAAAACAAGTGATTGAAACGGAAAATTCTAAATATAATTTTTATAAATTGAAAAACTTACTAAAAGATATGGAATAATATATTAAATAAAAAAAGCCACTTTTTTTAGGTGGTTTTTTTATGCCATCAACTAAGATTATGTTTTATTTTTATGGAAATTAAATAAATTTTTATCCATAAGATCGTCATTTATTATTTCTATAATAAATGCCCTCATTTCCGATTTAATAGATTTCGATTTTACGTCAAAGAACTCGTTAACAAATAGGGTGATATCTAAATTCATAAATGATCTTTTATTTATTTTCACCCCATTCGTTCTAATATCAAGATCTACAATACTTTGTGGCTTAAATTTATTGTTGTTTAATTTATATATTTTATGCTTTATACTTTTTCTCGACTTACTTATTAAATCATCAAAGTCCGCATCATTATTACTCGGTTCTACCCACGAGTTAAATTTTAAATAAATTGTTTTAAGGTTTTTGAAATCTACTGTTCCATATCCGATTTTTACATTATTATATTCCCCTAACGGAATATACTTTCCTACTTTCATCTTCAATCATAAATAATAACTTTTTATGGTGTCTATTTAAAATATAATAAAAAAAATTCTAATTTCAAAAAAATAGTATAAAAAAAACACGTCAATTGTTCATATTTGTGGTAATTTTAAATTTTTATGGTATTTATATTAAAATATGTACTATAAATGAAAATTTTAGGACCGAATGAGGTTGGTAATGGAATACTATTGGAATATGACGCTGGTTATATTTCTCCCGACGATTTAAAAAATAAACAAATACTTAGAGAAATGAAGGATTTGGACTTTTCAAAAGACATTATCCTTTATGCTGTCTTACAAAAATACGATACGCCAAATAAGAACGGTAGAATATATCCAGAATTTATTTTAAAACGTGAGAATGAAAAATATCAACAAATCATTCAAAATGGCGGTGCCTTAAACGAATTGAATCATCCTTCTTCTAGTTTGATAGATTTAGATAGAGTTTCACACTCTATTATCGAAACTTGGTGGGAAGGAAAAATTTTAATGGGTAAAATAAAATTATACACATCGCCAGGATGGCAAAAAATGGGTATTATTAGTTGTAAGGGTGACCAAGCTGCAATGTTATTAATGAATGGTGCAACATTGGGAATTTCTTCTCGTGGCGTTGGTTCATTAAAAAATATTAAGGGACAAAATGTCGTACAAGAAGATTTTGAACTTGTATGTTTTGACTTGGTGTCTTCACCTTCAACACCAGGGGCATATGTCTTTAAAGACCTTGAAGACAGAGAACGTTATCAAGAATCTATAGAAGAAACAAATCCGCAAGAATATAAAATTAAAAATTTAATGGGAAAATTAGATAGCTTTTTATACAGATAATAATTTTATTTGATTTAAAGCCCTGTTAAAAAGGATTTTTCAAAAAAACATAATATTTATTTAAATAACAAACAAAAAAAATGAGTAAAAATTCACTATTAGAACAAGCATTACTTCAAGTAAAAAATCTTGAAGATGCAGTAAAACAAAATGCAAAAGGTATACTTGAATCAACTATGAAACAAGAACTAAATGATTTACTTAAAGAACAAGAAGAAGAAGAGGAATTAAAAATTCCTGAAGAAAATGAAGAAGAAGAAGAAGAAACCGACTCTGAAGAAGAAGAAACCGACTCTGAAGAAGAAGAAACCGGATCTGAAGAAGATGAAGAAACCGATTCCGAAGATGAAGAAATTGACTCTGAAGAAGACGACGAAACTGACGACTTTGAAGATACTGATTTTGAAACCGACGAAGAAGGAAATGAATTTGGTAATGAAGATTTAGATACTGATAATGATGAAGAAGACATGTTAGATTTGACAGACGCATCAGATAAAGAAGTATTAAAAGTTTTCAAAGCTATGAAGCCTGAAGACGGAATTGTGGTTAAAAAAGATGGCAATAAACTCGAAGTTAATACTGGATCGGATGAATTCATAATTAAATTAGAAGATGAAACTCCTGATTTTGAAGAAGACGAAACTCCTGATTTTGAAGAAGACGAAACTCCTGATTTTGAAGAAGATGAAACAGATGAACTTGCCGAGGAAGAAACAGTTTACGAAATAGAAGTCGATGAAGAAGAATGTGATGATGAGTTAGAAGAATGTGGTGACAAAAGCATACCTGAAGAGGAAATGAAAGAAGCTGCAAGAACTAAATGGAATCCACATGGAGATAAAGGCGGAATGAACAGATCTGGTTTGAAAAGTAAAAAAGTTTTCAAAGCTGGATCGGTCCAAATGAACGAAGAAGTTAAAAGATTGAAAAAACAAAATGCCGAATATAAAAAAGCATTAGTTTTATTTAAAGAAAAACTTAACGAAGTTGCGGTTTTCAACGCCAATTTGGCATATGCCACTCGTCTATTTACTGAACAAACTACAACTAAAAGTGAAAAAATGAATATTTTAAAGAGATTTGATTCAATTTCCACCCTAACAGAATCTAAAAATTTGTATAAAACAATACAAACAGAATTAAGTAATAAAAAACCAATAGCCGAAACGGTTGTTGAAAAAATCTCTAACACCCCATCATCTTCATCCAAAGAAATGTTATCAGAAGCAAAAGCTTATGAAAATCCACAATTCAAAAGAATGAAAGATTTGATGAATAAAATAAAATAAAATAAAAAACAAAACAAATTTATAAAATGGGAGCATTATTAGAATCAGGTATGGTTGGTAATATTGGGTTAAAACACCTTAGAGTTATCAAAGAAGATACCATCAAAAAATGGGACGATTTAGGCTTTCTTGAAGGCTTAGACGGACATCAAAAAGATAACATCGCACAGTTATATGAAAACCAAGCGTCTTATCTTATTAACGAAGCGGCAGTAGCAGACGCATCAGGTTCTTTCGAAACTGTTGTATTCCCTATCATTCGCCGTGTTTTCTCTAAACTTTTGGCTAACGACATCGTTAGTGTGCAAGCTATGAACTTACCTATTGGTAAATTGTTCTACTTCATTCCAAAAATTCAGGATAGAAACGACCAAAATAACCACTGGCAACCTTATGGATATCCAAATCCTGACGGAAAAACCGAAGATGGTTATGGTGCAGGACAAAGAAGCTTGTATGATCGCTTCTATGAAGCTAACGACAACGCTGATCAAGGATTGTTCGACTACTCAAAAGGTAATTTCGTAAATGTAAACATTACGGGTGCTACTTTAGTAACTTTCAGTAATGGAAAGGAAACTATCGCAACAGTTGCTACTGGCGATACAGTTTCTAGTGTTATCGTAAAAGTAACAGGTTTCACCGGAGCTCCTGGAGCGGGTAAACTTTCAGGCCCTAACGGTAATGAAATGGATACAGAAGAATTTTTGGCATCATTACAAATCAGTTCTCCAAGTATCCAATCAGGTGCAACACTTCCTTTCCATATCGTAACACAGAAATACGGTAAAGGTATTGTTGAATATGGACAAAAATCAGCAGGTATTACAGGTCAATATAATGATATTTGTGACGCTAATGGCACTATTTATATCGCAGTTGACGTTGAAACTTACAGTCCAACATCAGGATTTACCCCTCTTACAGGCGTTGAACTTGATGGAACAGACTTTGTTGTTAATTATCGTCAATATTCTTCTTTGGAATTCGAAGAAGAACTTGGTGAAGTTTCTTTCGATTTGGCTTCTGTAACAGTATCTGTTACTGAACGTAAATTGAGAGCTACTTGGTCACCTGAACTTGCACAAGACGTTAGTGCGTTCCACAACATCGATGCTGAGGCCGAATTAACTTCGTTGTTATCAGAACAAATTGCTGCTGAAGTTGACCGTGAAATCCTACGTGACCTTCGTAAAGGTGCGGCTTGGCATACTAAATGGGATTATAACGAATGGAAATATGGCGCAGCTGGAGGTACTCCTTTCATGGGTTACACACAAAAAGACTGGAACCAAACGTTGGTTACAAGAATTAACCAGTTATCGGCACAAATCCACAAAACTACCCTTCGTGGTGGAGCTAACTGGATTGTTGTTTCTTCTGAAGTAAGTGCAGTATTCGATGACCTTGAATATTTCCACGTATCTAATGCAGGACCTGAACAAGACCAATATAACATGGGTATTGAAAAAATTGGTACTCTTGCTGGACGTTATCAGGTTTATCGTGACCCTTATTTCCCACCGAACAAAATTTTGATCGGACATAAAGGTAAATCATTATTGGACGCAGGTTACATTTATGCACCTTACGTACCTCTACAATTGACGCCTACTATGTATAATCCTTTCAACTTTACGCCAATCAAAGGTATTATGACACGTTATGCTAAAAAACTTGTTAACCACAGGTATTTTGCAACAATTGACGTTAAAGGTATCAATGTATTTGGGGTTGACACATTAAGATAATAAAATTATATCTAGAAGTTCAGGCACAAATTAAAAAAAAAAGAGGACAAAGTATTGTCCTCTTTTTTTTTATTAAAAATTTATTACGTATATTTGATAAAAAAATAGGGTATTTACTTTTTAAGATAAATAAGTATGGATTGGACAGATTATTTTTTAGGAATTGCTGAACAGGTTAAACTAAAATCAAAAGACGAATCAACACAGATAGGTGCAGTTATCGTAGGAAAGGACAAGGAAATCCTTTCTACGGGATACAATTCGTTTCCAAGGGGATTAAACGATAATTTAAAAGAACGTCAGGAAAGACCTGAAAAGTACTATTTCATGGTTCATGCTGAAGCAAATGCAATTGTAAATGCGGCTAAAAATGGAATATTAATAGACGGATCAAAAATATTCTTAACATGTGGAATTCCTTGCTCAGAATGTACTAAGCTAATTATTAACTCAGGAATAAAAGAAATTATCTGCAAGAATATTAATGATGATGTTAAGGGAGAAATATGGATAAATTCGAAAAAAAAATCCTTGGAAATGATTAAAGAATGTGGAATAAAATTGTCTTTTTATGATATGAAAAATAATAATTATTTAGATTATAATTGGGATATAAAAAGAATGTAAAAAAAAATCAGTTATTAAAATTTTCATTTTTCTTCTCTCCTAATTGATTCTTCTAAATTACCATTTTTGTCCATCGTATAGAATAAACCATCTTTAAGAACTCTAATTGTTTCTCCATCACGTAAAAATACGTCATCGAACCATATTTTACTAATTATTTTACCGTTAGTGTTAATTAAATTTGTTTTACCATTAATAGTAACTCTAGCAAAACCATTACGAAAATGATTTGCTTCGTCAAACCAAATATTACTTATCAATTCTCCATTTGGATTAATAAAATTTATCTGATCCTCGTTAAATACCATACCCAATCCATCTTTAAAAGTGTAAACATATTTAAACCAATTTTTACTTATTATATCTCCATTTATGTTAATATAATTCCATTTATCGCCAATTTTAACTTTGGCGTGATTATTACGGAAGCTATCTACAATATCAAACCATGCGTTACCTATTAATATACCATTAGTATTAATAAAATTCCACAAATCATTAATTTTTACAGCGGCACGACCATTGTAAAAATTATAAGCGTCATCAAACCATAATTTAGATGTTATTTCTCCGTTGACATTAATAAAATTATATTTATTATTGTTTTCAATTTTGGCAAATCCATTTTCAAAAACGGAACTGGTGTCAAACCATATTTTACTTATTATTTCGCCATTAATATTAAAAAAATTCCTTTTATTTTTATAATTTCTAACTATAGCAAAACCATTGTCAAAATCTCCTATATGCGGATACCACGTATCACCAACTAACTTACCGTTTTTTACCAAATTAAATTTTCCATTTCTCCTAATTTTCTGTGGTAAACTCGGTTCAATAGTTTCTAAATCACCATCTGCATATAATTCATTATTAAAAGTATATTTACCACCCCCAATTGTGGTTAATTTGGAAAAAACTTCACTCACCGTATCGTGAAATGCGGTTGTGGCTTCCCCATATGTTGTTTCACAAACACTATAATGAATGTCCCCCATATTGTTCGAATATGGTTTAATTAAAACCCTACCAATTGGATTTTTAATGTTTATATCTTCCAGTTTTATTTCATAAGCGATTATTGTTCCTAATTCAACGTCTTTTGCGACAAAATCTCTATACCCCCCATCAAATAAATGCATACACGACAGCCATCCTCTATCTGTTGACATTCCAGCAATATCATATGGATGCTTTGAAATTACTGCATATCTTTCAGTATTCTTTGTGTTTTTTCGATACGGATCGTCGGCGAACTTATTTAATAAATCGTTTTCTCCAATTGAATTTAAAACTTTACCGATTTTCACTTCTCTATTATATTTTGGTTCAATAGCTATACCTTTTTTATAATCTTTAATCTTAATATTGCTTTTGGATAATATTGATTCAACATCATTTTTTATTTGACTATCAATGTTTTCATCATTAATTTCAGTTTCAAATGGAATATATATTCTATCGCCTCTTTTACTTGTTTTAGCATCTGGGTTATTCCTCAAAATTTCCGAAAATATCATATCCATTTTTCGAGATGTCGAATATGACCGTTGTATTGATGAATATCGCTTGGCCACATCCAATGGTAAAGCCTCGTTAACTATTTTCCTTAATTGTTGTTCTGTAATTAATATCTTCATTTTTCAGATACAATTTCAAATTTTATCGACTCCTTGTAGAATAAGTCTTCCGAATTAATTCTTGCTTTAAATTCAATATAATATTCTCTTGGTATATAGTATTCGGTATTTAAAAAGAAAGAATTTTCGTTAGATTTATCCATTAATGTCCAATCATGTACAATGACATTTGTATGTCCCTCTTTAATGTACATTCTATAATATACATCGTCAAAAGTATAATTCAGGTTAGAGGCACTAATTGTTCTAAAACTAACAACTATTTTTTTATTTTCCCCACGTATTATTTTTTCGTTTTGTTTAATCCCTGAAAATTGTATTGTGTATTTTTTAGTATCAATTGGGTTTTCTCCTATTGAATAAATTGATTTTAAGGGGTTTAAAATAAACTTTTGGGTTACATCTGATAATTGTACTCCATTAATAATTAAACCCTTCCATTTATCACTAAAAAAGGCCTTAACAGGACAAAGTGATCCGTTAATTTGTATTTCTACCTTATATATACCTTTTCTGACTTTAATGGTAGATAAATCACTTAAACCTGGTATAACATTCCCTAATCGGTCTAAAATGTCTACTGTAGGTAATTCATCTAAATCAATAAAATTACCACCCTTAGTTACGTATAAATAAAGATTCTGAATATCTTCTGTTACGGTATTATATCTGAAGTCATTTATCGTGTCATTAAAAAATGTTTCTACATATGGTTCGAAAAATGTTTGTGTGTATTTTGTAAAAAAAGCAACTGATTGGTCATATTCAGATGTTAATGATTCAAATAATACAGGAAATGTTAAACCTAATCCATAATTTGTGTTACCATTGATAATATCATTAACATATTCTGTAATATCAACATTAATGTCTTCGTTACCATTATCAAAATGTATTGTGGTAATTATATCTGGATTTGTTGAATAAATGCCGGAAACAGACCACTCATCTTGTGTTGTTCTACTGAACCAATTTGACGGTCTAATGTCATATGTTTTATTACCCAAATTAATATCAACATTTTCATAATCGAACCCAACACCTTCATCCCATTCTTCCGGGATTTTAAATAAAATTAAATCAAAAGATGTTGTTCTTTCTTTTCCTGTGCCTCTTTCAGCCCCAAGAAAAGTTTCGTTGCCAAAAATGGTATTAGTTAAATGTAACGTGTGTTTTGTATCTGACGATAGCACATAAGTTCCATTGTTGATTTTAGAAATTAAATCCGTAAAATCAATTTTAAAGATAAATTTCGAAAAGCTAGAACCATAAAAAATTTCTGTTGTTGGATTTTTTGATGTATTGGTTCTGTTGTTTTTTATAATTGTATTATTTTTTTCAAAATACGAACGGAAGTATGACATAATATTATTTTAAATATAAATATCAATTAATTCTAATTGATTTATTTAATAAATCATTTTCCATTGTATATATTAATTTTTGAAGGTCGTCAAAATCTTGATATCCGTTTTGTGTAAATGGGGCGGTTGGTTGATGTTGATGTGTGACAAGAACTTTTATCATCGATTTAAGAAGTTTTATTAAATTGTCTCCTCTAACGAGAGAATAACTATTCGGTTCTATTTTTGAAATATAATCTTCTTGGGTTAAAGAATATAAATCAATGTTGTTAAAATCAATTGTCTTTTCTGTTTGATTTGTATCCGTTGACAATAAAAAAATATTATCCGAAGTTAATGCTCCGAATGTTTGCTCAGATGAGTTTTTTTGTTTTTTTAATTTTATTTCTGAAGTTGTTACAATTCTAAACGGGGGTTTAATATTTAAATTCGACCATATTAAACCTGATTCCAAATTAGAATAAACGATAATGTTTGTTAATACGTCATATTTTATTTTTTTTTCTGCTTCAGTTGTAAAAATAGTGTTCGAAAATTTTAATGTGGGTCTAAAATAAAAGGGATGTAAGTCATCGTCACTATATAATGAATTGATTTCTTTTAGATTTTTTTCATGTAGCTTAAATATGATATTTCTTATTTCCGATGCAATTTCTCTTCCATCCAATCCCGATACGTTTATGGTTAAGCTTGGTGAATCGTTATCATTTTCAACGTTAATAAGTTTTTTCTCGGGCGGAAGTGGCGTCGACGAATTAAAATAATCTGTATTGGCGATTCCACCATAATTTTTTAATACTTTATAAATAAACATATTTGCCTTTGTGGGCGTTACATAATTATCGAGTTCATATTCGACAATATAATTTAATGTAGATACCGAGTTTTCAATATTTTCTATTTTATCCTCTTCTAATACCATTTTTTTCGAAAACTTTCTTAAATAAAGAGACGATGCTTTTTTTGACATAATAGGATAATCCGTCATTAAATCTCTTATAGATTTGCTTGCGGCATCTTTTGAAAGAAATTTACCACCCCTAATTTGAACACCGTTTTCACTAAAAATAATATCAGACCCATATTTTCCTGAAATAGAATAATCTTCAGGTTTTGCAAATGAATTTTCAGATTTAGGATTTACATAGTTTCCGTTTGGATTAAAGATATCAACACTTTCTTTATTTGACGTGCCATAAGTTGTGTTACGTAATTGTTGCGTAAATGTTTGTGAATCCAAATCAAATTGTTTTGTAAATGGGCCCGCGATATATTCGGTATTGATTGTTTCTTTTGAAGTATTATAATTAATAATCTTTACGGCTTGGTTAATATTAGGTACAAGATTTATGTTGATTGGTAAAAATGGAGACGCTAAATATGGATCATTATCCCCCCATTTGGTGTATTTTATTTGATCTTTTTCACCAACATTATATTCACTATATCTTATAACCCTTATTCTATTTAACCCTTTAGGATCCATATTATCGGTACATATTGCAATGTCAATTATTTTCATTGTTTTTTAACTCTTTTGTTTAATTCATTATTAACTTTATTATATAACACTGAAACAACATCCAAATGTCTTGTTAAACTTACAATTAGTTCTTTTGTTTTTTCAAATTCAACGGTAAGTTCATCTAAAGTATTATGCAAATCTTTATTAGACTTATTTTCCGCATCATTAGCAATTTCTATTAATTTTTCTTTTTTCATATTAAATTAATTTTCCTGAACTACTTAAAAGACCTGGGGGAATTGTGATTGGGCCGACAGGTGTTGGTATAGTTATTTCTTGATTTGATACCGCAATAAATGAATTTGAATCCATTTCTTCAGAATTACCCTTTACAATTGATGCTATCAAATCAACTAATTTATTCGGCTCCCCATAAATTGGGCCTAAAGAAATCCCTGACGCTTCTACTCTTTCCATAATGTTCAATATCGCTCTATCTTCACTATACCCAGGTAAATAATGTGATAGTCCCAACAAAATACCTGGTATATTAAATGGTCGTGGAGCGGATAGTGCGGCATTAATTGTTACAAGAACTGCGTCAAATAAGTCCGCGCAATTATCAATTCCATTTTGTAAAATTCTAGTTAATAATGCAATTAACGCTGTTACAATAACAAGGTATCTTTTATTCTTATTCTTTATTATTTTTGCAACTAAAATACTGAGAAATTTAATTAATTCGGGCTTTATTAATTTCCAAAACTCCCTTATAAAGAACCAAAATAAATCTTTAATTATACTATAAAATAACTTTGATAATTTTTTCATAAGATCATAAATGTCAATATCGGTTATTATATTTTTTATGGCCTTATAAGCTATAACAATTGGTAAAAAAATTTTTGGAGTAAGAATAGATGATATGATAGCTTTTGGTATATTTAAGATAAACATGTTCATCATTGATAACTTAAAATTTTCGAGACTAATTGTACTGTCTGATTTCTCATAGGCATCTGTAGCTACTCTATTTAAGATGTTATCGAGTGTGGTGACAATATTATCTTTTTCACTAAAATAAATAAAATCTTCAATCATTGTAGTGTTTTTTGGGACTTCAAAATTATTACAATCTCTGAACTTTAACACACCCCTACGTCTAGCGTCTTCAGCATCTAAATCAATCCCTTCAACGTCATCAAAGTTAAAATAATATTCAATGTCTTCGTCTGTTTCATCGAAAAGATCAATTGGATTTAAATTTTGTAAAACGTCTCTTTTGGTTTGATTACCGCAAACTGACATTAATTTTTGTAATAATCTTTCTAGTTTATCTAATGATTTGTTAAATAAAGTAGTTTCAGATCCATCACCCTGTATTGTAAATAACATCGAAGTTTTTATTATATGTTCTATATCGGGAAAAGTGATGGATGTATAATATTCATCAAAAAAAGTATTAAAAGCTTCATATTGTAAACCGCTAACTACATATTTTTGGGTATCACTTTTAAATTTTATATCGAATAAACTATTATTATTTAAACTAATAAAATTGTATATTGTTTCTGATGGAACAAATAATTTATATAATTCTCTATCAAATTTTATCTTATCCGTTGTTGTTTTTAATGGTTCATAAACAATTTTTCCAATTCCATTATCAGGATTCATTGTTAGGATATTTAAAAAATCGATTTCTTTAGGACTAATTGTTATATCATCAATTACAAACGTTTGATTAGTTCCACAAATACCATCCCCCGCAAAAAATATTTTACTAACATTATCCAAAACAATAGTTTTACTATTATCTAAGGTTCTATTTGCTGCAGTTAGGGCGTGTTTTTTTATTTTTTGTTTACCAATTTTTAAATTTTCGATTGATTTATTGGTTCTTTTAAATTCCCCAATAGGTTTGTTTGTATCACCTTTATTGATGAATGTATCAACAAGGTCAATCATTTGTTCAAAAATGTTTTGATGATTTTGTTTTTTAGATATTCTTTTTTTTAAAAAATCATCAGTTTTTTTGCCGAAAAGTTCATCTGTAGACGGAAGGTCTTTTAAGTATTTATCATATAATGAATCAGTTAAAACGCTAGGATTGTCGTTAATTTTTTTTATAGCATCAATTTTACTTTTAACTTTTTTTGTACTATCCTTTACTTTACTCATTATGACGTAGTATAATTGGTTGATTTATTATTATTGTCGTCATCATCATTGACTAACTTTTCAAGAAGTTCTCTATCTTCATCAGTTAATGTTAATTTTCCAAAGCCCCCTTTATTACCACCTTCGGTTTGTTTAAGTAATATACTTTGTAATTTGACTAAAGAAATCTTTTTTTCCGTACACTCATTAAGAATTTTTTGTTGTTCTTTAATTACTGGCCCAATCATACTCATATCTTCGGCTTCTTTCATAAATGTTAACATTTTTTTCATGATTAAAGATGCGGTATTTTTTTGTTCCACAATGTCATTATAGATTTCTTGCATTAATGCAAGAGCGGAATCAATATCTAGTGATATTATATTTTTACGTGGTTTCATATATTCTATAAATATTAGCTTAAAAATTCCTCAAGAATTTCATAATACACCTTTTTGTATTTTTTAAGTGATAAACGAATTTCTTTAGTAGATAATGATGTCATATCACGTAATGATAATAATATAAGATTTTTATTAAATTTATTTCCATCTCCAATTTGAAAAACTTTTTCAAAATTGTTAAATATATCAAGTAGTGCGTATCCTAATTTTAGTTCATTTTCATTTAGTTCTTTTGTGATAATAATTTCATCTATTGATTTTGATAAATTTTTTATAATTTCTTGATAATCGATATTAATGTTATCTATTGAGTAAGAATAGTCCGCATTATCGTCTATACTTGTTGATATGTCTTCATATGAAATTTTTTTGTTATTTTCTTTTGTGTCTTTTTGAATAGAACCCATCAAATAATTTTTACATATTGTACCAAAATAAGAATACGCTTTAAAATTCTGATCCGGATCGAATTTATCTATTTTAGTAATAAGGAATGACATTGTATCTGTATGATTTTCATCAAAAGTAATTCCCTTTCTATGTAATTTATAACGGCGAATTATGGATTCAACCATTATGATTAGTGGAGATCTTAAATATTCATTGAATATCTTATTTTTTTCTTCTTCGGATTCTGATTTTAGATATCTTAATACCGCATCTTCTTGTTCTTCACCAAAATAATTTTTTTGTTCACTTTTTTTTGGCATTAAGAGTCTAAGTAAGTAATATCTCTTTTATCTTTAAAGAAAAATTCTTTTTTTGCCGTTTCAACCCAAAACTTAACTTCATTTTCAGATAATTTAATCGCGTCATCGTTTTTGTAACTCCAGAATAATGAATCTTCTCTAAAATTAACATGTACATATCCGATTTTTGGAACTGTAATAATTTTTACATTATTGTGGGTTAACCTCAATAAGAATTCATATCCAAAAGTTAGTTTGATGTTATTTTTTAACATTCCGTTATTTTTAATGGTTTGTGTTTTGTAAAGTCCACCACTAATTTGATAATTTTGATAATCCATTAAAACTTCGTTATCTAAAATACCTTGTTCCGCGGTAAATCCATACGCCCATGTTGATTCATTAGTAAAACTTAAAAATTTTCCTTCAACATTAATATCTTTAACAATAGGCAAGAACACATCCACATCCGGGTTTTCTTTCATATATTGATTCATTGAAGTGAACCATACATTATTAAACTCATCATCAATTTCAAGAATGGTAAACCATTCTGTTGTACAATTTTCAATTCCTAAATTTACTTGAGAACAGAAATCAGTATTATCATTGTTAACTATAATTTCTAAGTCATATTGTTTAGGAATGTTTGATAAAATTTCTTCTTTAATTTGAGGTGGGCACACAATTAATAATTTAATGTCATCATAAAATTCACTAATTGATTCTACTGAATTATTAAACATTTCTTTATATCTCTCGTCAATTTTGTGTATCGGTAAAATAATCGTTATATTTTTCATACTTCTTCTGTTTCTTCTTTTGTAAGTTTATCTAATGTTTTTTGTAAAATATCCATACGTGTATTTCTTAATGAGTTAAAAATTGAAATAATGGACGTTTCAGTAATTGATTTGTCATAAGGTAATAAAGTGTTTTTCATTTTTTCTTTAACTTCATCGGTTAAATTTACACCTTCTAACCATGACAGTGTATATGTCCCTAAAATTTCAACGATTTTATTAATATCATATGTCCACATTCCGTTTTCAGTTAGCCAATCTGGCTCCGTATCAGGAATTTTTCCAATTACAGGAACACCTGATTTCATTGATTCTAATGGAAATGTACCAAATGTTGATTCGTCATCAATCCACACTGATACAAAACAATCCCTTAGTACGTCTGAAAAATCCAAATAAGTCATTTGAATCATATCTCTAAATGTAATCCATCTTAGCATGGGATATTTCAAATAGAACTCCGATACTATTCTTTTATGTATATTTCTATCTCTACAACTTATAGCAATATATGGTTTAGACATTTTATTATTAAATTTAAAATTATCACCAATAATAGGAGGTATTACATAAACTAAAGATTCAGGAAAATATTCCATGATATATTTTTTAGATGCTTCAGTTGTTGTAATTACTTTATCAAACCCAAAATCCGCCCATTTACTACCAATTGGTAAGGTGTCAAAAATATAATCTTTTTGTTGGACTAACATAACTTTAACACATTTCATATTCGCTAATTGTTCCAAAACATTAGAATAATATTCTGGAACAACTAAAATATCGTCAATGTTTACTTCAATGTTAGCCCCTTTGATTGGGATTTTTTGAATTTCGTTATAATCGTCACCTAACCAATGCTCGACTCCTGTGTAAGACTCATCTTCAACTAAAAGTTTAGTGTTAATTCCGTTTTTATTTAAAATTAATGCAAGATCATATATATATTTTACCGATGCTCTTGGATTATTTTTTGTGTCATATGTTAAAAAATAGACACTGCTCGTTTTATTTTCTATTCTCTCTAAGGCGTCGAATAGTTTATTTGTTAATTCTTCATTCTTCATCATTATATTCAAGTAATATTTCGTGTTTTATTAATGTATGTAAGGCAATTTTAAACGATATTGATTGATTACTCATTTTAAATGATCCCATATCATCGTCATCATTTTCATATCCGTCTTCTAAAACCCTTTGTAGACACATTTTAATGAGTTCGTACTTAAAAACATTTATTTCTAAGCCATCGTTTTCTTCTGACTTTTTGACTTCACATTTTTGAGTGATTTTGTCAAAGTCAATGTAGTAATCTTTTCCAAATAAGTTAACCATGTTTCTTCTATTTTTTCTAATTTATTTATTTCATATGCGTGACTAAAATAATCATTGTAAGTTGTATTAAATTTAACTGCTATTTTATCTTTTGGACAACTATCAATAACTTTTTTATCGTCAGTTATCCAAATATCACAATTATTCCACAAATAGTCAATCTTTTCTTGTGGAATAAATTTAATATTATTTGCTAAACATCCATTTTTGGATAGGAAAAATAAACTTGAAGGTTTTGCTTTACTTAAATTATTTACGCCGACTAAGGTGAAAGTATGGCCAGTATTTTCATATATCATTTTATTTAAATCGGACATGGCGGTGGGATAACTCACACCAGCATGCCCGAATATTTCAATGGGGAATTCAACATAAAGGAAATTATTAAACTCGTCAACTGATTGAAAACGATAATATTGCTTTAAATCATCGTTTTTAACTTCTCCATCAACGCCATAATTAAACGGATCGATAACTATTTCATGTCCTTCTTCACCGTCATCATTAATAAATGTCTTCGTTGGAAGTTCTTCTCTATCTAAATAGAATTCCTTATAATGATAATCAAATTTTTGAATTGTGTTTCTTAACACACCATCAATACTAATATATATTTCCATAAAGAAAATATAACATTAAAAAATGTTTTAGTAAATATTAATTATATTTTTTTAATATTTCACTTATAATGGGATTTCTTTATATTTATAAATAAATTATCTATATGTCAAAAAACATAAAATATAAAACAAAAGAAGATATTTTAAAATATAGTTTATTATGTAATTCTAGAGATGAATTTAGAAGAAAATATTCAGGGGCTTATGTTACTGCACGAAATAGAGGAATTTTAAACGAAGTGTGTAGTCATATGATAACTAAATCATACAGTACACCTCAATTAATTTTAAAAGAAATTACCGAATTATTATTTAAAAATAAATGCAAATATAATGATAGAATTTTAATAAAACCATTTGAAATAGATGTGTTATTTAATGAACTGAGATTAGGATTTGAATATGACGGAAAACGATGGCATAAAAATGATGAAATAAATAAAAATAAACTATGCCAACAAAAATCTATTTTATTAATTACAATTATAGAGAATAATAGAAACTATGAAGAAGATATAAAGGATCAACTATGTCTACATATAAAACAAATAAATAAATGGACAGGTTTATCAATATCAAAAGAAGAAATTTTAAATGTAGAAATTAATTACAAGGATTTAATACCAAATCTTGATAAAATAAATGAAATTTGCCTAAAATATGATAACATTAAAGATTTTAGGATAAAAGAAAAATCTATTTACTCATTATTATGTCGAAATAAATTAATAAAACAATTTACTTCACATATGAAAACCAGCCGTAAAAACTATGATAATTTAGATTTTAAAAAGGAAATCGGAAAGTATAAAACAATAAATGAATTAATTAACAAAAATAATCCTCTATATTTGTATATGAAAAGGCATAATTATGGACACTTACTTGACGAAAAATTTGGGAAACATTTTAGATGGAATAAAGAATTAATTATAAATGAAATTAATAAATATAAAACATTGTCAGATTTTAAAAATAATTCAGGTAGTTGTTATACCACGGCCATAAAATTAGGAATGAAAGATGACGTTGATAAGTTAATAAAAAAGAAAAAAGAATATAATATAGAAGATATTAAAAATACGATATCAAAATATAATACATTAATTGATTTTATAAATGGTGATTACAATACTTATAATTATTGTTATTTAAATAATCTTTCATATTTATATGATCACTTACCACACAGAAAAAAATGGGTATATGATGAATTGTTAGAAATAGTTAAATCATGTAATACAATTAAAGAATTGACCATATTAAATAATAACGCCTATGATGTTATTCGTAGGCGTCATAAAGAACTTCTAATTGGGTTAAAAAGAAATGTTAGATAAATTAATCGTATTTTTTTAAAATTTCAGAAATTAACGGATTTCTCACTATGTCATCATTTTTAAATTCGAAAACCCCTATTCCGTTTAAATTTTTTAATCTTTCTTTAGCATCATATAATCCACTTTTTGTTTTATCTTTAAATTTGTCAGATTGTTCAATATCACCAGAAATAAAAAATTTACTATTATATCCGATGCGTGTAACTAAAAGTTTTATTTGTGATGGGGTTGCATTTTCTGACTCTTCAAAAACTAATATGGTGTTATCTATACTCCATCCTCTTAGATAAGATAATGCAAATACTTCAATAAAATTATTTTCTTTTAAATTTTCTAAAGAATCTTTTCCAATAATTTTACTCAAAATATAAAAAGACGGAGCAATATACGGATCCAATTTTTGATCAAGGTCGCCAGGAAGACTACCTAAATTTTCCTCAGCAGTAACGGCTGGACGTACAATAATGATTTTTTCGTACTTATTGTCTTGTTCCCATAATAAGTCTATGGCTTTCTTCATCGCGATGTAGGACTTTCCAACACCCGCAGGCCCAATACATAATGTAATTTGATTTTTGTCTAACACATCCCAGTATTCTTTTTGGGATTTAGTAAGAAATTTTTCTTTTGGTTTTTTAATGATTTTACGAATTTTATCTTTATTCGTTCCCTTCATTTCAAGAGTTTCAATGTTTTGTTTACTTCGATTCAAAATATTAAAATTAAAAAGGTTTATTAATACTGATAAATATTAATAAACCTTTCAAAAAAATGTAGTGTTAGACGTTTATTTTCCTGTTGAGCCAAATCCTCCCATACCCCTTTCACTATCTGTCAGATTATCAACCTCAATCATTTTAATTTTTGGTATAGGAATAATAATAATTTGTGCCCCTCTTTCTCCTACTTTATAACTTCCATTAATAAAATCTCCAATTTTTTTAAATGTTGCCATAATTTCATTACGAAATCCAGAATCGATTACTCCCACACAATTTGATAAAAGTAAATCGTAATTTTTAACAGAAGATCTTGGAAAAATTAACCCCACATATCCAACGGGAATTTCCATGGCAATACCAAATCCATAAGTAATCGAATGTTCGGATTCTTCTTTAATTTCTGTTATAGTTAAATCCATTCCTGCATCCCCAAATTTTGCATATGTAGGTATTACCGCGTCTGAATGTAATCGTTTTACACGTATTTTTAAGTCTCTGGTTGGATTAACGCTTTGATTAGTGAACTCATTATTCAACTTACCCATTAAGTTGTTTAAATCGTCTAAAAATGAATAATCTTCAACTTCGTCATTTGATAAATCTTTTTCTATCTGTTTAAGTTTATCAATATAGTTTACAATTTCGTCTTTACCCAGTGATTGTTGTTGTTCCATTTTGTTTTTCTGAAATCCATTTATCAAGAGCCTTTACTCTATCTTTCAAATCTGCGTCCATTGGACGTAAGCAGAGTTCTACAAACACATCAGTGACCTGATGTAATTCTTTAACAGTCACTTGAACACCTCTTGATTGGAGGTATTCAAATGCTATTTTTATTTGCGATTGACGCAAAATTTGTATATCCTTACTATAAAATTCCATTATTTTTTATAATATTGTGGCGTTATAACCGGATCTATTACACATTCAATGTTCAATTCTTTAATTGCCATTGTTTTACTTGATAGGGCAGATTCACCTCTGTACTTTGCAATAATGATTGTAACTTCTTCTGTTGACTCTGCCTGAAGAACATAATTCACTTTTTGAATTCTTGGATCGCCATTTCTGTCCAATGTTTCTGATTCGTAACCTACTGTAACTAAATAATACATGATTTTTAATTTTTAATTTTTAATTTTTAATTTTGATAATATAAATATATTATAAATTTTTGTAACCACCAAATTTTTTACAACTTTTTTTTAATTGATTATCGATTTTAAAAATTCTACTCTATCTTTACAAACGTTCGGTAAAGAATATTTATCTTTTACTGTTTCATATAATTTATTCCCCAAATCTTCAACTAAATTTGGATTGTTAATTAACTTTTTCATATGTTGATCCCATTGTTTGTGATTTTTACTTGGTGAAACTAATAAGGAGTTTCCTTTTTCAATAAAATTACCTTGTTCAAATGCGTTAGTTAATATTGTATTATATGGAATAACGTCGCTTGCAATAACAGGCTTCTTATGAAACCCCGATTCGATAATTTTTAATTCGGATTTATTATTATTGAAAGTTGTGTTAACTAAAGGAGCCAAAGAAACATCAAAATAGTTATAATTATATCCATACGTTTTAATGTCTCTTGTCCATCTTCTTATATATGGTTTATCATGAATAGGAAAATCCCCGTCTTTAAATTCAAATAAAAAATTTTTATAATTTTCATCTATTATTGAATAATTTTTAGTAAAGATTTTCTCATATGTACACCAAACAGTTTCTTCAGGTTTTATTGACCTTTGAATTGTTTTTCCAGTTTTACGATCCATTTCATAAACAAACCCTCTCGTATCAAATCCACATAAAACAAATTGTACGTTGTCTTTATAACTCGATAAAATTCTATCAATACCATCTTTCATTAGTTCAATATCATATAAATGACTCGATCCTCCAAGCCAACCAAAACGTAACTTATCGGATTTAATTGGTGTCGGTTTAAATTGATCTTCATCGGGGTTTATTGCGTTTGGAAAAATAAAAATATTTTTTACTCGTAACTTATCTTTTATTGATTTTGCATAGAAAGGTGTCGTGGTTGTAATGTAATCGACTAATTGGATTAATTCTATTTTTTTCTTATTAATTTCATTTTTCATAATTTGTTGATACATCGGATGTCTTTGATCGACAGACCAATAATCATCAGTATCCATGATAACTTTAATACCTTGTTTTTGTAACCATTTAATTCTATTAATGTTATCTATATGAGTGGTTTTATGAATAAAACTATGGAAAACGACAACATCATAATTTTTAAAGAAGTTATCGCTCACGGGAATTTCATATAAAATATCAACATCAAAATCGTTAATATAATTTGTTTTAATGAAATTATAAGGATCGTTTATACGATATTTTCCAACACCATGTTCATCCGATGGAATTGCTAAAATTTTAATTTTTGACATATCTGTTGTGTTATATCAAAATATACATTTTTTTTTTCAAAAAAAAAAGTACAATCTCTTTCAATTGAGTTGTACTTTCCTAAATAAATATAATTTTCTATCCAAAATGTATATATTTACATTTCAATTCTGTTATTTTGATTTATTTACTCCAGTAATTTTACCTTTAAAAATAGAATCCCCGACTTTCAAAACTAAATTTTCATTGATAGATTGAGTTTGTTGAGCACTTAAAATTTGATTTAATTTTTCGTCCATAACTTTTCTAATCATATTTTCCATAATAGGAATAAGTGTATTGGCTAAATCATTGGACATAACTTGTGTTTGTTGTTTTGATGTTTGTTCTTGTATGGGTTTCTTTTTTACCCCATATTCTTGTTCCATTAATCTTTTAGCCCCTTTAATTATTTTTAAATCGATACCGTCATTTAATGAAATATCTGGTTGTTGAATAGGATGTTCTATCATGGCCTTTTTAATTGCATCTGGTAATTTTGAATTTTTAACTTTTTGAATATTTAAAGGTTGATTAACATTAAATTTTGAAATATCGCCATAATTGGTAATTTCTTCATTAAAATTTATATCATCTTCACTAAGATGTGCCGTTTGATTATATTGTTGTAAATTAGACATATCAATATCTTCAGGATTTGAACGTAAAATTTCTTCATTAACTTGGCCAGTTTTAAAACTTCCTGAGTCTACTTTATTCATTACTTTTTTAGCTTGGACTAATCTATTCATCAATTCATTTTGTGAAATTACCCCTTTTCCGCTTTGTTCCATAAAAATCAATTTTTTATAATTATAAAACTTTTAATTTAAACATTAAAGATTTTATTCTATTTATTTGTTCTTGTAAGTTTTTATCTTCTTCTTTGCCTTCATCTTCTTCGGGATTTACAGGCGGGCTTTCTTTTACTTTTGGTTGTGGTAATTCTTCTTTACCTACTCTTACAGGCTCTTCAGGTTTTTTTTCTATCCCTATTTCAGGTTTAGTTATAGGCTCAACTGTCGGTTCAACCGTTGGCTTCACTTTAGGCTCAACAGGAATTACTCCTGGTTCTGTTGTTGGTTTTACTGGTTCCAATTCAGGTGCTTTAGTTTTTTCAATCGGTTTTCTTCCTAATTTTGTATAAACAGGCTGATCGTATTTATATATTCTTGATTTTTTAGTAAAATCAGTTTTAGCTATAACTTTACTAAACGATTTGTCATCAGTATCTTTATAATCAGGTCTTCTGTCAAATGTTTCATCACTTAATTCCAATCTATGTATTCTATATAATAAAAAAGTTCTCCATCCGTGTTTTTCAAAACCTGTTTTTGTTACTGATGGAGGTTGTACAAAACCTTTAAATGCCATATTACCTTTTTTTGTAAGACCTAAAGTTATAGGTTCAACTAAAATTCTTCGACCAGGTCTTACTGAATCTTTTTTAGGTTTTTGTGGACCGTTATAATAAAAAGAAATTTTTCTTCTATTTTTTATTGCGTCGGCAATTACTTTCCTATAATCAAAAGATCTTTGCTCCGATAATATTATTTTTAATATATTCATTTTTTAAAAATCTGGATATGTTTTACTACCATTATATGTGTTTTTTGCTATTAAATCAATCCTTCCAGGCCCAATTTCATTGCCAAAAATATCTGTTTTTGATCCAATAGTTCCAGTATTATTTATTTGCCCTTTACCTTTTTCGTCTCCATCTGATATTGCATTAGGATTAAATCTACCATATTCATTTTTAGAATTATAAGAGTTTTTTACCATATTCTCTGTTCTTGTTTGAATATCAATCAATGAACCGACAGTACCATTATCACCTTTTTGTCCTTTACCTTTTTCATCACCATCTGAAAGCGCATTTGGATTTGTAACGCCATATTCTTTTTTAGGTTTATAGGCGTTTTTTATCATATTTTCTGTTCTTGTTTGAATATCGGTTAATGAACCCACAGTACCTACATCGCCAATTTGTCCTTTACCTTTTTCATCACCATCAGATATTGCATTGGGATTAGTTGATCCATAACCCTTTAATGGATTATAGGGATTTTTAACCATATTCTCAGTTCTTGTTTGTATATCGATTGCTGAACCAACATTGCCATTGTCATTTAATTGTCCTTTACCTTTTTCATCACCGTCAGATATTGCATTTTTATGTCCTGATCCATATTCACCTTGATCGGTATAAATGTTTTTAACAATATGTTCTTTTCTGAATTGGTTTGCCAATATTTCTAATTGTGTTGCCATATTACATTAATTTTTTTATATTCTCTATTTGTTCAAATAATTTCATATCAATTATTGGAGAAACAGATGTTTTATGCGAATTACTTTTTATTAAATTCGTTGGAATTTTGAAGTTTAAATCACTTTTTGTGTGTTTTTTTAGATAAGAATTTTTTCTTTCACCTGTCATACTACTTATATTATCTGCACGTTTTCTTCCTTCTTTTTTGTCTTTAATAAAATCGCGTTCTCCTTGAAGAAAAGGTGTAGCCCATGTTTCCATTAATTTACCCCCGCACAACTCATATTTCAACTTATCTTTACCATCCTTATCCATTCTATTAATTTCATGAATGATTTTTTTTAATTGTCCATATGTTACAGTCTTATCGTTAACTATATTTTTTGCGCGTTCAACTCCATGATCATATTGTCCATTTAATCCTGCTAAAGTATGATTAATATATCTTATAATATCAATCGGAACTTCAAAAATTCTATCTTTTAGTTCTTTATTCATTATTTTTCAATAATTTAATTAAATCTTGAATAGATATTTCATTTGATTCAAGACTTTGTTTCAGAGATTTAATTTGTTTTAACACAATTGGATTTATTTCGGCTAAATCTTTTTCTTTTGGCACCAATTCATTATTTGACGATTTTTTAGATAGAATATTTTCAATATATTCTTCAATGAATTTTTTGGGGTTTTCAACCAATCTAACTTTATCTTCAGGAAGTTCCGGATCATAACCCATTGCGTCAAGTCTTTCTTCTGCCTCATCATCGTCCATATCTAATTCTTTCTTAAAATATTTTTCAGCTTCTTTTTTACTTGCATCTTGTTTCATTGTGGCATCGTATCCTAGTGTTTTACTCATATCCGATTCTGCCCAATATCTTAAAGATGTGTGTGTGCCATGTACACCATGAATACCCATAGACCCAGCGCCAGTCTTAACAACTTGATCGGTTGTTTTCTTTTGAGTTATCCCCTTTGTATTTGCGTCTGTAGGAATTTTACTTCTAGAAATGTTTCCTATTGAATCAACAATTTCATCAACTTCGCCTTCAGTTTCAGCGACTTCAGGAAGTTTTTCAAAATCAGTTTTATCAGAAAATTCCTTAGACCACTTTTTCCATTTATTTCTTTCTTTTTTTGGTAATGATTCATCACCAGCCTTTGTATAAAAATATCTTTGTTGTTTTTTAGATTTGAAGGCCTCAGTAATAATATCTTTTAAAAATTCGTTCATAATTAGTTTTTTATATAAATATCAAATGATTGTAAAGATATTTATTATAAATATGAATACACAAAACATTTTAAAATTTTTTGGATCAAAATTGGATGTAAAGTTAGATAGTTCTGAATATTACGACTATGAACTATCAACAACTCAAGATGATTTTGATGCAAATATATTAGATTTCAATAGTCTAATAATATATAATAGTTTGACAATTGATTCCACTTGTTTGGATATACCATTGAACGATGTTAAACCTTGGAGTGTCAATATAAATACTCCATACACAAGAGAAACCTGTAATTTTACGGTTAGAAGAAGAACTGAAAAGGGATGGACATTAGATTTTGTTTTTAATAGGGATAATAAAAATTGGGAAGAAGGTAAAACTTTTTATTATTGGGGAATTGTAAATGAATTAAATCCATTAAATTTTGTGGATAATAATTTATCATTTTCATTTACTTCTGAAGGTAAAATTATGTGGGAATCATATCGTTATTCCGGATATTGTGACTCGGGATACACAGAATCTTATTATATTTCATCAGGTGAAACGCCAACTTTATGTACAAATGGAACGTTAAATGATTTTAACATTACAATAGTTTTCGAACGTTATAAAGAATTTTATGAGCGTTCACTAAAAAATGAAGGGGGCATAAACGATTATATTACAGGTTGGACAGTTACAAATCCGTTAAATGTAATTAGCGGATCGACTGAGCAAATTAGTGGAATGACTGAAACTTTAAGCCGATTGTGGTCTAAAGAGCGTGATAACAGATTGGGTGTATTGAAAATTTATTTAAATGGACAACCAATTTATAAAATTGAAAATTGGGAAGAAATTATTCCGTCGCAAAGAAATTCATCAAATGGAATTTATCAAATTTTGGGTGGTGGGACAACTGGGTATCTTGCAGGAGTAGACATACATGACGGGAATACAAAATTTAATCTGATAAAATTTCAATATTATGAGGAGCCATTAGATTTCGCACATGTTAAACATCATTATATGAGCGAAATAAAACACAATTTTAACATAACTGAATGTCAAAATGAATGTAACGATAATCTTGCAGGATTTGCGTCTAACGCCCTTTTATCTGAAAATAGTGATTATTTTTTAACTGAGGACAATAACATTTTACTTTATGAATGTAACGATAATCTTGCAGGATTTGCGTCTAACGCCCTTTTATCTGAAAATGGAGATTATTTTTTAACTGAGGACAATAACATTTTACTTTATTAAATATTTATAAATATGGGATCAAAAAAAATATCACAATTACCATCTATAGTAACACCAAGTTTATCAGGTGTTACCGTTGTTGTAGATTCGGGGACAACATATAACATAACCTTAGATGATTTAAAAACCGTTTTAAAAGATGAAATATCAGAGGGAAGTTCTGGCACGAGTGGAACATCAGGTTCTTCAGGAAGTTCTGGCACGAGTGGAACATCGGGTTCTTCGGGAAGTGCTGGCACAAGTGGAACATCAGGTTCTTCAGGAACATCTGGAACTTCAGGTACATCTGGAACATCGGGAAGTTCAGGAACATCTGGAACTAGCGGTAGTTCTGGAACTTCAGGAACAAGTGGAGCAAAAGGCGACCCATTCACCTACGAGGACTTCACACCCGAACAAATAGCCGAATTACAGCAACCTGCTGCTGATGCAATAGCAAGCATTGAAGCAGTTGAGCAGTCAGTTGAAC